GACCTTCATGTTACGTATTTCTTGGCGTTGTTGGATTGACCTCGACTTCAGGAGGATTAGACTTGTCCTTATCCACCTGTTGACCGTAGTCTACTTGCTTGATGTATTGTATGATCATCTGAATCATGTCTCCTGTAGCAGGGTATGGCTTATCCCAATAGTCACAGTCCTTACCATTCTTACAGTTGAACTGCATGACCTCGATAGGCTTGTCAAATACCCCGCTGATGGCGATCATAGGGATCGGAGACTCATTATAGTTGATGTTGTTGTTCTTGATAACGATATAATCGTTCACATAGTCGTAGAAAGTCCTACGTCCTGCATACTTGGCCGCTACCATGATGTCAGAAGTACCGGAAGAAGCGTAGCGGAAGGCGTTCTTGAGATCAATAGACCCTACATAGTCGAATAGCGTGGTACCGAACCGGAGCGGGGTTGGTACAGCATACACACTCTTCATCTCATTACACATAGGTAATGGTGTAGGACATGGTATCTGTGGAGCACATACCATAGGCATCCAGATCGTCTGCCGAAAGAAGGCAGCTTGTTCCGGGTGTTTCTCCAATGACCGTGATAGTAAGGTGGAACGCCAGAAGTCAACTCGTGGTGCCAGGAGCCGTTTGAATGGCTCATCAGTCTCCCGCTTGAGGTCGGAAGCTATGATTGTAACGATCCGATTTATAGACTCTTGTGGCATAGAGAAAGGGGTTGATTAAAGATATGAAAAAATCCCTCACTATGGAGGGATTTTTCGGGTGGTCAGCGGTAAGGGGTCTTTAAAATCCTGCTAATGCATTCAAGGCAGTATTTGCTATGGCAATGGCCACAAAGTGGTCGTTCTTCATAGCGGGTACAGCACTTGATTTATGAATCTCTTCCTTTTTGGATTTGACCAAGAGGTATCCGTACTGAGTAGCTGCGTCTACGTTGGTGGGGAAGTTGTTCATTTCCTGGGCAGTGATACCGTCCTGAACATACTTCATTACACCATTCTGATACTTCATGTAGTCTTCGAACTCAGTTACATCTGCCGTTGTACCTACTTCAGCGATAGAAGCCGTGGTATGTACGATAGACATGGTGCTCTGGTCTGTACCGATGTTGGTACCCGGCTGTCCTACTGTTTCCAGTTGGTAAGCCACAGCCATCTGACGTTTGTTGTCCGTAGAGGTGATAGTCAAGTCAGCACCGGATGCAGAGGCAGTGAACCAGGCTTCCTGTGTTTCCCCATTGATCAAGGCAGCGATAGCTGTCATGTCAGTAGCAGCAGTACCGGTAGATACTACAATGTACTCCCAATTGGGGTTAGGAATGTTCAGGGCCGTACGGTCAATGATCTTGATGTGGATGATCTGACCAGCAGTCAGCGTTCCACCAATAGTCATATCCCATACATCGGCAGTACCTGCATTGTAAGCGAGCTTACGGTACTCCCTGGTACCTGCTGTAAGGCCAGAGGTAAGCATGGTGGTTCCACCAGCCGTCTTCCAGGCATACATGAACTTCCTGTTACGGTTAGCATACAGGTTGGTCTCACCGTGTTGTACAGCCTTCTTGGTATCTTCCCAGAATACACCAATGGTGTTAGACAGGGCATTGGCTACAAAGCCCTTGAGGTCAGGCTGAGGACCAGCGTCTACGGGATCAACACCGGCTGTGTTGTAGTTCGTACCTGTGAAAGCGGAGAAGGTAGGACCAGCATTGGTACCAGCAGCACCGGTTACGGTTACACCATTCCAGGCAGTACCAGCAGGTGCGGCGAAGGTAAAGGTTGCAGAGGTAGTACCAGATACAGAGGCCACAAGACCTACGTTGTTGGTAGCATTGAACTCAGCTACGATTGCGGCCACTAAGAGAGCTGCTGTGTTGTCGGCTGCTTTAACAACATAGGAATAAGTTACACCCCCAATAACGAAGTTGATTACGTCTCCGGCAGTAGGAGTAGCTGCTATAGTAACAGCCACAGTACCTCCACCAGGAGCCACACCATCTACCGGAGTAGCACTTACATCGAGGGCTTTGGCGACTATGAACTCACCAGATACCCCGAAGGTCGATTTGAAATAGCGGTTTCTTTGCATTGTTTAGAGTTTAGTGGTTAGAGAACTACCCTCTTGTCGTTATCAGCCACCTTAGTCTGGTATCCTGGTATGTTACCAACTGATCCTTTAGCCAGTTCAACAGCCAGATCGACTATGTTAGGGTGAAACTCCTCGGGTAACTCGCATTGTGTATCCAAAATTACCGAGATAGGTTGAGCTTTCCTAACGTAGGAAATGCCTACACTGCTTACTATGAAGCTATTGTCGTTATAAACATATAGGATACCGTTGGATAGTTCGCTGATCGGGGAGTAGTGAGCACTCTTCACAAACTCGGTAGAGTTCATCCCGGAGATATTATCTGTGGCACTCAGCCGGTTATCATAATATTTCCCGGTGCCTGCATGCCGGGTAACGGGGTAGCTTTGGAGCTTCGTGACCGTGGTAGTGAACCCATCAATAGTAATATAAGGAGGAAGGTTGAGCTGGTTGTTCGTAGTGGTGCTCAAGAAGAAATAAGGCCAGTTAAAGGAGTCGAATTTCTCCCAATACCATTTGCCCTGTTTCGCTAACCAGGGCCTAAGAAAGGCTATATCCTGCAACTCTACATAGCCTGCATAGCTGTTGAAGTATGGTAAGTCCCCAGGTACAGAGACTAACTGCCCTCCTAAACTAATCTGTAAGTTTCCATAATAAGGTGGTGAAGGTGCCTGTGACTTCTCTAACCTGAGTCCTGTGATGTACATGGTCTCTTTGATCACCGTGGGAGGTGGATCGTCAGGACATAGTAAGGTAGTATATGACCAATCAGATAAGAGGTAAGAGTAATCAGGAGGAAGAAAGCAGCGATACCTTCTTCCATCCTGATCAATATACGGTACAAGGTCGTAGGAGGATACTATGATAGTCCTGATAGCATCTGCATCTAACTGATCTATCTCAAACCCGCCAGTCGTCTTACCTGTTCTTTCGTCTACTTTAGGCTTCAGACGCGCCTGGATGAAGCGATTCTGTGCTGTGGTGAGTAGCCAGTCGATCTCTTCACGCTCGAACTTGAGGGTTTTAGCTGATGCAACTTGGTCATATTTCAGACCAAAGTCTATATGCATTTCAGAGGCTGTCATATAAAAAGGGGTTATTTGAGTTCCGTTCTCCGTATGGCCGGGTCTACAGGCTTCTTAGCGGCTTCTTGTAGGCGAGCCTTGTAGGAGATAAGTATCTGGTCGTTGTTTGGATCGGTAAAGAAAGCTATAGTCTCGTCCAGGTCATGGCCGATGATTGCCTTCGTTTCACTATCCTGGTACTTGACACCGAGTTTCTTTAACACACCGGTCTTGAGCATGAACTCAATCATGTATCGTGTCTCAAAGTTGTCCTGACCCAATACCTTCACGAAGTTGTCAGGGTCAGACAGTGCCTTCTCCTTGAGCTTCTGGGTATGGATGTCAGTATCCTTATCCAGGATACGTGGGTCAGTACCTAACAGAGTCAGGAGCATATCCACCTTGAGAGGATTCTTGCTCACTTCCAGGTAAGCCTTGAGAGCACCATCCTGGTCACGAGCTACCTTGTTCTGTTTCTTCTTCACCTGTTCCGGATCATGGATATAGAACCGTTTGGTAGAGTTACCTTCTCCTTCCTCCTTGTTCATGGCTACCCAGGGATGTATAAGAGAGAGCTTGTACTTCACATAGTCCAGGATGTTGATGGGCATGTTAGTCTTACTTACAGGACTATCATTGCTCTCTTCCAGACCTACTTCGAGTTTAAGCCCTTTATCAGTTACCTTAATGTCCAGGTCTGCGAAGAACTCCTCGACTTTGGTCCTAAACCCACGTTCATCAGACTCCATCTGGATCACATAAGGCATCAAGAGGTCCTGTTCTTTGAAACTAAGACCTGTAGCTACCCTCTGCTGATCCTTTACGAAGGTACTACCGATGGATGTCTTGGCTTCGGAGAAGTATTCTCCTACATCACTACCCTGAGCACGCTCAAGGAAGTTCTTCGATCTATAGATCGAGATAATTCTACTGTTAGGGACTGGCATATACTTGTTGTTTTGTTGACTCAAATATAAGCACCAGCGACATAATAACAAATAAAAAAGGTCCCCGGTGAAGGGGACCTATGTGGCCAAGGAATAAACAACACAACAAGTGCGTTTATATGTTCAGATAGGGGTAAGAAGAGGACTGTCCCATAGTACACTGAAGGTCGAAGCACCTGTTCGTACGCATAAGCTGGATACCAGCAGACTTCATACGAGTGTATTCGCTCTTGTCCTGTACTGTGGAGAGGAACTTGTTCGCTTCGCTACCGGAGCTACCCAACAGGATATTAACTGAACGGGGCATCTTAGTGAGACCTTTCACAACACCATCAATGAAGCTACGTCCTGTCTGTGCTACGTGGCGTACGTTTGGCTGACCATCAACATCTGCGTTGTCGATGAACACCATACGGTAAGACTCAAGAGGTAGACCAGTCTGCGGATGCAGAGGGCTCTTTTGAGCGATACGTCCTGTATCGAAGATAGGATTGTGCTTCACACGGATAGTATATCCATCGATGTGATAGAAGCCAGAGAAGTAGCCACCCATCATCAGGTTGTAACCACTACCACTTACGAACTTATCAGCGATAGCTCCCAGACCGGCAACAGACTGCATCGGGTTGACGATGTAGCTACCACCTGCGTTGATGATTGCACGGTGGAACTCACGCATACCACCTGTACCGGTGAAGAGGGTCACATCCATACCAGCAGCATCGTTGATACCGAACAGGGCATCACCGATCTTGTTGGAGAGGGTGTTGTAGGTAAGATTAGTATAGGTTCCTTTGTTGACAATCTGTTCGAGTACACCAGAACCACGGGGGATGTACTTGCCGGTATAGAGGTCTTTCAGAGGTACAGTACCGTCAGCCAGCCTGTTGTAGCGGCTATACCAGTAGCTGTGCTCACACTCGCACATCCAGCGTTCTTCGAACTGCCACATGAAGTAATCCATCCACATGCTGGTCTTGTGGCCATCCCACTCGATCTCAACACGCATTACCTTCTCAGATGCATTACCTGCCCACTGCATACCAGCCCTCATGAAGCCCATTTGGTTCTTGAAGGTTCCAGGCATGATCATCTTACTTTCCGTGCTACGGCTTTCAGATTCGGCTACAGCGGTATTCAGGTCAATCCACTTAACGCCGGGATTAAGCTCAGAGAGGGGACAGAAGTCACCAGGACCGGCAGGGTCGAGCTGGCACTCATAACGGAAACCACCGTTACCGGTAGGCTCACCATCAGAGTGTACATAGGCTTGAACACCTTGTTCAGACTCGATGATGTAGTACCTTTTGATCCAGTTGTCGGGGAATGTGATGTAAAAGCGGCTATGTCCAATACCAGGCTTGTCACCGTTCACATACTCCGTAGAGTATACGACTGATGCTTTGTCTTTGCGAGCGAGTACCGGATACGTATATTGTACGTCATCCAACTCTATCGCAGCCTGTGTATTCCCATAACCCACACCACCCAGGGTCATGGTAGACAGAGGGTAGTTCTTCTTGTTATTACCTAATATATAGGTAATGCGCTTGGTCAGTTCGGAGGGTTCACCCTGACGTTGAGCATAGAAGTTCTGCTCATCCATCATAGAGTTACTGTCGTAAATCTGCTCCTGTACCTGAAACTTTAGCGCCGGATAAAAGAGATTGGCTGACATTGTTTAGGGGAGTTTAGTTATTAATTAAGGGGGACCTTACTTCTTTCTGCTCGGCCCTCCCATCTGAGACAAAGGTACAAAGTCTGTTTGTTGTTGCTGCTGTCCTTGGTCTGTCGGCTGCTTCACTTTCGTCCGATCTGCACTTTGTCTTAATCTCTGTGCAGCTTGTGTCGAAACTTTCTTCTGCACTATTTTGCCCAAATCAGCCCCAAGGAATTGAAAAGCAAGAGCTTCCAATACAGCTTTTGCATTCGTATCTCCGAACTTAGTGACCATGAATATCTCTCCTGACTTGGGATCGATCTGCATGTGTTCGTCAGCAAACTTAACGAAGTCGGCTTTACGGTTATCAGGTACTACAAAACTCAGTTCAGGTATAGCCTTCTCTACCTTAGTAATAGCTGTCTTCATAATGCCGTCTATACGAGCATTGTTCTGACGATTACGTTCCTCAATCTGATTACGCTCCGTCTCCTGCTCCTTCTTTACACGGTCATAGACAGCAAGACCTTTCTCTGTGATCTTATTATCCTTGACAGCCTTGGCTATCTGCTGATCGATAATCTCGTCATCGATACCCTTGGCACGGAGGTCCTCACGGAAGTACCTGGTAGCTACCTCTACGTCTGTCTCGACCACCGACCGCTCAGGCAGGGCAATACCCCTCTCCGTGTTCAAAAACTCTGCATCTGATCCACCATCCATGTGGTGCATCATGTAAGCCCAGGCACGGGGATATTTCTCACGAAGTTGCTGCTCCCATTGATCTACTGCATGGTCTCGTACAGCATTCTCACGCAGTACCACACCTTCAGGAGAGATAGGGTCCACACCTTCAGGATACTCTACTTTGACATCATAGCCAGTCAGCTTGTTCACAGAGGTCCAGAAGGCCATAGGATCATCGTCCTGATTGTCGTCCCCACCTGTGTTATCATCCTGGTTGTTATCCTGATTCTGCTGCTGCTGTTGGCTATTATCGTCCTGTTGTTGCTGTTGATCCTGCTTTTGCTGCTGGTCCTTCAGGTCAGGCTTCTTATCCTTACCATCACCGGACTTAATACCACCATCATTTTGTTGCTGTTGGTTATTATCATCCTGATTCTGGTTCTGATTTTGCTGTTGCTGCTGACCGCCATCGTTCTGCTGCTGTTGTTGTTGACGATCTGGGTCAGTGCTATATTGCTGACCACCTGCTGCCTTATCCTTGATTTTCTTCTCTATATCGGATAGAGACAGACCAAGATTACCGCCACTACTGCCTCCCGCAGCACCGGCGTCTCTGAATAAACGAATATACATATACTTGTGTGTTGTTAATCTACTCCTATATCTGCCATAGCATCTCCTAACTCTTTACGCTTACAGCAGACAGTACAACGATAGTAACTAGGTTTACCAGTGTTCTCGTCATACTTTAATTGCCAATCGTGGGGTTCTGGTGTTCTGTGATGGTCTGGATGCTGTTCTAAGGTAGTATTACACTTCTCACAACCTTCACATGGATAAGTCCCCATACTTGACCATGCTACTGCATCCCCACATTTACAGCGATAGTATTGCATTATGATCCGGATTTAGGTCGTTGCTTCGACTTCCGTACCGCCGCCTTAGCCTTCGGTACTTCCACCTCCGTATGCTTACGCTTCTCCATACCCATCTTATGTTCCAGTTCCTTCTGCTTACGATCAAGGTCTTTCCTCTTGAGGTCACGATCTGCTTGCTTGTTCTTTTGTTCAGCTAAGAACTTATCACGGTCCATAGCAAGTTTAGCGGCAGCAGCCATGTCAGGTTCCGTATTGTCCTTGTCAAATGCCGCTGTTTGGAAAGCACCTTTAATATATTCAATGTCTTCCTTACGGTCGTACTCTGCTTCCATGTTCTGACGATCCAGCATCTTCTCATAAGCCATATAGTCCTTCTTCAGCTCTTCGAGACGCTGTTCGTGTTCCTGCTCATTCTGTGCAGTCAATTCGCTGATTTTCTGCTCTATGGCTTCCATCTGCTTGATGGTTCTCTTTAGTTCAGCCATATTGTCTGCGTCAATGATCTCAAGAATTTGAGAGGTCTTAGCCTTGTTCTGTACTAGGGTTTCTGCCATAGACTTAGCCTGGTTGAGCTTATTCATGACCTCAGTGCTATCAGCCATGAATAGACCTAGTTGTGCAAAGGCAAAGTCCTCTGGGAATATCTCCATAGCTATCGTACCCAGGTCATCATCTGTATAGGTAGACCGTTCTCCTTTAGCAGTCAGGAATGGCATGAAGTCGATAATACCTTGTAGTTCCTTCTGGATGAACTCCTCGAAGCGAATGAAGATCATATCCGTCATAACAGTACTCTGGAAGGTAGCACGTTCGTTGACTCCTTGCCCATCACTGGCATAGGTCTCACCTTTCCTCTGCCGGTTAATGCCTATAAGATCGTCCCACTGTTGCTTGAAGTAGGCTTGCAGCTCGATCAATTGCTTGATCTGATCAAAGAGAGATAGATCAAGGACGGCATACCCTTGCCAGGTCTTATCTACACCCTTCTGGTTACGATCAACCAGAGCATAGCCCATAGCTTCCGAATAATAGAAGAACTTCTCATCATCCCAATCCTCATTATCTGGTATAGCATTAAGGTCCATGAGTACGATCTTACCCTTAGACTTAGCTATGGTCTTTTCCAGAATGTACGTGATAATGATATACATTATCTGGAAGGGAAGACCTATTTCCAGAAGGGAGATGTTCTCGCTATGTGTATCAGAGAATTTGCGACCATTGTAGTTCAACTTACATGCTGAGTGGTTATTCAACTCAGTACGTGGTACCTGGGCAGGTCCCATAGCCACATACATATCCTTACCTATACGATAACCTTCATATAGTTCATTCACCCAACGCCATTCCACCTGCTCGCCCTTCTCACGGTCAGGAATGTAGTTCTCATCTACTACTTCTTCCACATACTGGAAGGTTTCCATGTCCAGATATGATAAGAATCCAATCTTCTTCCTACCCTTCCATTGTACGTGGAATACGGGTATCTTGTTACGTTCCTGTGGATCAGTGAAGATACCGCGTAGGTTTTCATAGTACCCCATTGGGGAATTTGTTTGGTACTCCTTTTCGAGAAGGTCTTGCTGCTCCTTAGTAAGATACTGATAGAATTTATCCACTACGTCAGAGAGTGTCCATAGCATACGAGCTACTACCCATTCACCATCTTCTACGAAGTCGTTATCTTCACTCTTATCAAAATCGATATTGAGAGGAGAGATACGGCGATAGACCAATTCATTATTCTCTATACCCTTATAGGTATAGCACTGACCGGCAATAAGCCAGTCCTTGAAGAGCTTATGGAGCTTCTTCTTGATATCTTTATCCCGTATATTACGTTTGAGCCATTTCTGTGCCTTGATGCAGAGCGCATCCTTGTAGCTTGCCTGAAACTCTTCTTGCACCTCATCTGGAGTAGGAGGATTCTGTTGTAGTTGCTGCATCTCCTCTTCTGTCAACTGACGGCCATTTGCTTGAGCTTGTTCCAGATAAGCCTGCATAAAGTGGTCTGTCAGGTTCTTCTCAAGGGCCTCATGGAGCTGGTCCATATAGGAGCTATAACCATCTTCTCCTAAGTTCTCTATCTGCCAGATAAAAGGACGCCGTGGCCATTCCGCACAGAGCAAGTCGATGTTCTGTCTCAGAATGGTCACGGGACGTACCTTTGCAGGAAAAGCCTTGTGTTGTTTCTTCTTGGCAGAAAGAGGGTCTGTGATATGGGCAAACCAGTCCAGAGGGAACTGATTGTTGTATACTTCGTAGAATAAACGTAGGTCCTTCCTCTGATTCGTTTGAGCACCGAAATTGAAGTTAGTACGTTTGATACAGAAGGATATGTTCCTCTCATACCAAGCCTTGTCCTTCTTAGACCATTCTACGGTTTGCAAAGGGCGTTCACTACCATCAACGGTCATCGATGCTGGATCGTTTAAATCATTGGGTCCTGGCATGAGTGTAGGGGTTTGTCACAAATATAATATTGTATAGGATATAATCAATAAGAAGTTGTATATCCACACATATCCGGATCATATTCCTCGCTATTTCCGAAGAGAATACGGTCAGACTTATAGAACTGCCGTTTATTCTCCTTGTGGTACTTAACCATCTCAGCTTCTCTCTCCTTCAGCATGAACATAGCTATGATAGCATCGGATATACGGTCATAGTTACCTTTCTCTGGATTGAACTTACGCATTTCTAATAACCAGGCTAGATCATAAATATAGTGTAGGTTAACAATCACCTTACCGTCACTATCTACACCACGAGGTGCCATATGCCAGTCTTCCAGGTACAGTAGACCTAGCTTCTTCCTGGCATCTGCCATGTTCATCAGGTATGAGTTACCTGCTGACTTAGAAGCTATCTCCTTATTATGTACCATCTCAGGCTCATGGAATAGGCGTTCTAGGAGACGATGTGTCTTGGCGTAGGAGACTACACCCTGACCACCACCGGAGATTTCACCTTGTATCTTGGCGTTATAGTACTTGGCACACCAGAAGAGTTGTTCATATACATCATTTAGACGTTCTGGACGACCGGCATACCATGCTACAGGTAGCCCTACCCAAGATGGATCGATGGCATTCTCTGCTTTCCATACCTTAAATGAGAATAATGACGTGGTATCCTCCGTCTCCTCCTTATAATAAGCGTCAAAGGTAATAATATACACATCATCTGGTACGAAGCCATTCTGATCACGTATAGGCTCCTGTACTATAGAGAGACATCCTTTTAGGTCCTGATCCGTATGGGGGTAGTCTTCAATAGGTCGTGCCTGCATCTTAGGCATGATTTTGAAGTTCACCCCCTGTGTGAAGGTAGGGTCCGTGATCATACGTCCGTATCTAATAAGAGACTGTATACCTTTATTGCTCTTAACTCGACGTATCTGAGCATCTATCTCTGCTATATTGAACCCATTACCATTAAGACGATTAAGAGCTTCTGCTGGTGTACGTGGATACTCTGCTTTACGACGATCAAGGTCCTTGGGTTTACCAGTCTTGGCTTTCTTCTTACGAGCTATATCATCATTAAGAAGAGCACCTTCCATATCAATATTACCCTCTGCATCCATGAACCAGGAGTTGGCTCTCCAACATGGTACAAAATATCCACACTCTGTACCTGCTATACCTTCTTCCCATATATTAGGGAAACAGAGCATATCCCAGGCTTCCGGATAGTTGAAGATGTTTTCTAGGCCCTGGATACCTACACCAGACTCACCACCCGTACCAAAGACAGATAATTGACCTACGTAAGCACCTCCACCACCTTCACGGAGAGAACCTAGTGATACTTCCACTGCATCTTCCAAGTGTGGGAAAGAACCACCTTCTTCAAATGTCACCTTACGACCACGTTTACCACGAGTCTTGGATGGCTTATCCACTATCTGGGCTATAATCTCTGACCAGGAGCCTTTCTCTACACCCTTATCATCTATGTAAGTGGCACGCTGATGCATCAGATTGAACTTCTTCTGCCTATTCTTCTTCCAATATGGTATGTGTTCATTGATCCAGTCCAGACCCTGCTGAACCTTATCCATGATAGCATCACCAACTAAGAATGGCTCCGTTGCCGCAAAGTAATACGACTTGGAGCCATCAATAAAGTTATAGTTATATACACCATCTGCTGCTTCCTTGTAGCTAAATCCACAACCACGAGTCTTAAGAGCACATAGATGTCTACCACCCTCAGAATTAACACCCATGAACTCACCACCATACCAGGAGATGTGTTTGAACATCCACCACTCGTAGTCTATCTCCCAGAATGAGGGGAATGATTGTATCTTCTCTGTTACAGGTACTGCTACCTTACCCTTCTTGTGCCCCATTCGACGAGCATGCTCTAATACATGCTCAGGTACACGATACATGGGAAAGAAGTTCAGATAGAAATAATACTTTCCTGGTATCCATAGATCACCTACCTTGTACCCATACATGCACCTCTTGGTCTGTTCTTCCCAAAATGTATAATAATCACGGGAGCCATGTGGTGCATCTATGTACCTATTATTATTCTTCTTAAAGGCTATAGCTGCCTCAGAGAAGTACCTTGTATTGACTAATGCGTGAAAGGCCATAGGGGTTATTTTTCATCATCTTCTCCAAACACTTCCATGCTCTCTATCTCATCCTCACTAAATTCTGAGACCTTACTACCTTCATGGATAGTCTTTTGCATATCCTCGAATGTCTTTCTGCCAGAAGTACCGGTAGAAGCGCCGGAGGTGTGTTGTGATCCCAACATGATGTCGGATTCTGACCATGCAGTTTTACGTATAGAGTTATCACCTTCCCTATCTCCAAGGGTACGATTACCTTGTATCGACTCAGCATTTGCCTTGAGATCATCTTCTACAAACTTCTCGAAGTCACGCCGCTTCTGATAGACAATGGTCATACGTTCTATCAGTGCAGCAAACTTGTTAGGGTCATGTACCATCTCTCCTTTCTTGTCAGTCTCAGAGAAGTCTACCTTCTCCATATAAGTATCCAATTGATCAAGTCCTTTGCTGATGGCATGGAAAGATCGAAGAGAACGAGCATTGGCATTCTGTAGCTCCTGGTACTTCTTGATAGCAGTCTGTAGTACAGTGTCGGAGTTGACTTCCTCTTCAGTAAGGCCAGCATAGTATAATGCCTCCTTCTTCTTAAAGGTAGGCTCCAAGTCACGTATAGGTGAACCAAAGTCACACCAAAAATAGATATAGGCTAAGTCCTTACGAGCACGCTTCTTTACTCTACCCTCAGTGGTAGGCATGCCCTTGTCACGCTTGAGTAGCGCATTGAATTCTGGTATAAGAGCTATCCAGGCTTTGTTAGGACGGACATTGTGCGTCTCGTCGATTTCAAAAAGTCTCATGGTCGTCTAGGTATAGGGTGTCCTTCTTAATACGTTTGCCACAGGTGTTGCAGCGCCATACAGACCTGCAACCTTCCCAATTGATGGCATCTCCGTATATGTTCTTAATCCAAGTCTGATTCCGGTGCTTGCATCTCACCTTCTGTATCAGGTGGACTATCGTCCTGGCTGGTAGTAGGAGTATCTTTAGCATGGTTTATGGGGTTAATTTGGGGTACAAAGTTGATATTCTTCCCCTTCACAGCCAGCTCTAATAAATAAGAGCCATTTTGAATGGCCCTTATCCTACTCACTTTACCTTGAAGCACTTTCATATTAGGGGTTATTTTACCGAAATAGGGTAGCATTACGGTCTCCATTACACCTGCTGTAACGACATCCTTGGTATACTTCCCTACAAAATTGAGTATATCCTCCACATCACCTATGTTCATGTCACTCTGTCTAGCTACATGACGAACAACCTCATCGTTACAGTTCTTGACATCACCTATCTTGGTGATTATATTTGGGTCTACAGATTCAGGGTTCTGGATTACCTTCTTTAATTTAGCCACGATCTTTCTTTTAGGGTTATAAGCATGGAAATAACTTCATCACGAAGATAAGGCAATTCATAGATAACTGGATCAGGAATACCAAGTCCTTCTATCTCATGAGGAAAATGTATCAATCTCCGGAGTCCTGGCTCATAGCCAAAGTATTCCAGCATGTATTGGTAGATGCTCAGTTGTAAACAGTAGTGACTATACTCACAATGAGGGAGATGCTCTACAGGGTATAACATCATCTCCTCTCCATCACGGCCTACGAACCCATTCCGAGCAATCTTTTTATTCGTCTTATAGTCTTCGACATGAGCATAGCGTACACCGTTGATAGTCTCGAATGTCGGCTTATCTGCACGACCGGCGATACCCCAATCATGACGCCATAGTTTAAGCTCTGGATAGCAGCCATCTGCCAGTGTGTCAATACGGTTAAATAGGCCGACCTCCGCCGCAGGGTCGTAAACCCTGTGATGTCTATTATGGTCAGCACTTCCTGGTCCGTCATAGTGTGCTTTGCTAACTCTGGTATATCCAACGTTGTATAAGAACTTCTCCTGATGGGCGTGCTGTCTGTTTCCTCTATCATGCGAGTCAGTGTTTTCTCTTCTCCACTTGTCAAGCCAGTATTCAGGAGTTCTTCCATATCTATAAGCCATCCATTCGCTTCGTTCCTTCTTATCAAACGGTCTATAGAACTGAGATACGATTGTTGTAGCCGAGCGATAGACTCGTTCTTTAAGATAGTACTTGTGTGTAGCATCGTCATAATCTACCTCCTGGTGTACAGGTATGTTTGGTATCTTGAGTTTGTACCCAGGATACAGGTTATTCATTACTATAGCCAATTCGCTTTCCATCGAATATCTTTTTAAGCTCCCACGAATCGAGTATAGGGGTATCTTCTGTAGGACGCTTAGGTACCAACTGTATCCATAGTCCCCAGGTCAATAGAGGGTGCAGGGCCTTAGCCTCTACTGTACTCAGATCAACAAAGCTACCAAGGTCATAGTTAGGATAATGCTCCTCCATGAAGCCCATCAGAATATCCCTACCCCGCTTCTGACCAGCTTCCAGATCGTCCTCATTACGAGGTGCTGCTTGCCACATGAGCTGGTAGTAGAACTCAGGGAGGTGTATGATACCAAACTGAGCCAGGAACTTCTCCATAGTAGCTTCCGTCAGTGCTATATAGCTATCTGACGACATAAGTTTCAGACTCGTCTTGTCCTTCGATATTACTAGTCCTAATGCCATGTGATAGATTTAATATAGGGCCATGACCTTTAAACCCATATAGTGCATCCCCTATTGCTTTACTTAATTGTGTATAAGTTAACTTCCTGATCTTTCTTTTCTTCTTGCTGTTATAATTAGACCAGTAAATGAGTACACCATACTTATATGGAAGACCCTTCTTACGCTTGCTTATTCGTTTGTGTCCCATTATTCAGTATATAATATAATATAGGTGCGGCTCCCAACTGTTGTGATACTTCATCTTTGTCGAAGTGAACATCGTACTTTTTCGTTTCCTGGTTCCATACTTCCTCATACTTGCCTTTAGTATAGTGATTTGTCCCGGACCATAGATACGGTGTATAGATGTCCCTCTTCCAATACCCATGACCATTATAGTCCTCCAACCTATCAAGTATGTCGTCGTAGTCCCATATCTTCGATACCCCCCAGCCCTGGTCCCTAAGTGCACACGTTGCAGAGTATTCCCAAGAGAATGGAGGATTTCCCTTCGCTGGCATACCCGGAGGATAGTGCTTAGTCCTGTCTGAGAGAGGATCACCATTATATAAATGCGTATTAAAGTTCTGCCCTCCTTCCATATAGTGTATCAGACCAATCACATACCAGGGTATAGGCTTGAGAGGGCATACACTCACTCCTACGTTCTGGTATCTGGTCATGAAGTTCTTAATGTGTTGTGCAGCTAATCGTATAGCTGGATCACGTTTAGGGTCAATGACCATTGAGTCCCATAGGGCTTTGTAGTCCGGCTTTAACATGGTTTAGAGGTTTGATTAAAGCTACATAGTTTATATGAGACCGCCAAGAAAAAGCCCCGATCTGAAGAGACCAGGGCGCTAACGATTGCTTGCCATATGAAAAGACTAAGGTACCATACTTCTTAATCTTTTCAAAACATCATTTGGGGTATGCCCATCCCATTGAGGACCTTGAGGTAATGTCCGGCAGAAGTCGAACAACTCCCAATGAGCATCCTCTATATGGTACGTTATTTGGGCACCTTCTGCTGAATAGAGTCCCACCATGAACATTCCTTCGAACATAGTCCCATCACTGTGTTTTCTTGTGCGGTATACTGGCACAGTGTTGCCTTGCCTCAAGGCATCAAATGATATGGTATAGAACCATACGGCTATGAGATGAGTTCTATGGAGATACAGTTCATCAAATGTATGGTATCCATCTGATATACTACCAGGATCAATGCCGGCTTGTTTAGCTACTTCCAAAAGAGCATCTGCCTGTACCTTAGCTACATTGTACTTAGCATCTGTATGTAGCTGTTTAGCTACCTCCTGTTGAAATGCCGGGAGGAGAGAAGTACCGGAAGAAGGGTGGGTGTTGAGCTGTTGCATGGTTGGATCACGCCATGTGACTCCATTCATGTGAATATTAGCACCATCAGGAGCCTCTATCAGCCATACACCTTCTCCTTTATGTGTGATGTACCAGTCTCCAACCTCGTCACAGTAAATGGCTTGGGGGTCATGCATCTTAGTCTTACCGTATACTACATCGAGAAGTACCTGTGGTACAGGTGGGGGTGTTACATCGTTCTTAGCTAGAGGATGCTCTTTGGAGTTCTCCTTCACCCTTTGAAGCGCACTCATCTCCTTCTCACTGATAGAGGTATGTTCCCTAAATTTACTCATTTGATCATCCGGTGCCTGGTGGCCAGGCGACGTTAATCCCATTGCCGCCCTCAACTCAGGAGGTAGATCACCAGCCGCATCATTTAGTGCCCTTTTGACACCAGGAGCCATGCCAGATTCCGTTGTGTAGTCCTCAGCCCCTTCCTTCGGTACTTCTTTCTTCGGACCATTTACTTTGTATGCCATATGTTGTGTGTTTATTTAATAGGTTCAAGAAATACACTAGTACCACTAACATTTAACCAGTGTAACTGCATGTTCTTCATCCAGTCAAACCGATGAGCATATGCCCTATTAAGAGCACCTTGTGTAGGCCAGGGTCCATCGAATGCAGGAAGATGTGTACCTTCACATAGTGATGTCTCTGACTTAGGATCGTCTCTCCATTCGGCTATTAGCTTAGTGAGATACTGTGATCCAAAGATTTGAGGGCATTTACCGTCTTGGTATAATATACCCTCATTCCGATTAGTGTCTTTCCATATTATTATCATGTGCTAAGTTTTCAAGTGCTTTCATTAATCCACCTTTAGAGTAAGACTTGTAGTAGCTCTTACCCTTACTACCCAGTTCAAATAACTCTCTACAAGAGGTATTATCCTCCGGATACTTAACAATTAAGTGCCACATACCATCATCACGAGTATAGCCAGTATGCACATATGGCCTAATACTATCAGGAAGAGCATCAACCAATGCCTGTACATTGTTCATCTGTTGGTGCTGGTGCTGGTGCCGAGTCAAGTCTTCCATTATCGTATCAGTTTAAATGGTTTAACCTTCTTCTTAGTCATGTGCTTAACCTTCTGATTCAAGAAGAAAGGAGGCAATGCCGTGATCAAGTGTTTACCTTTCTTAATGACGTGTACCTGCTTACCTTTAAAGTGTATAGTACCACCACTAGCCTTACCACGATGTCCTTCACCATTATGTTTAGCAGGATACTCATTATCTAGCTTGAGATCGCATAGGGCCTTATACTCCACCTCCGTACAGGAGATACCGTATCGCTCGATAAGACGTTCATTAAAGTGGTTATGTAGTCCAGGCATATAAGTCTATATTATACTTGGTTAAGACCTCATTTAGGTTAGATAGACTATCATCAACTTGATCATATATCTCTTGGATAACCTTAGTACTAACTCCACGAAAGCGAAGATTAAGCCAAATCTTCTCAAAGATATAGTCCTTATAGTCCATCCATACCTGTTCCATCATGGTAGTGTTATATGGTTAGTAGCAGATGCAGCGATCATTACTGTGGTGATAGGTTCTTCCAAATCATATACAGGACCATTCTTGTCCATCTTATCCCAGGTATAGAAGTGTATACCTTTATCATCATGTCCAACCAAGGATAGTACACTAACACAAGGACATTCAGCCCTCATCAGTTGAACAAGAGCTTTGTGTCTATCATCATTATAGAGATCGTAAGGAATAAAGCAATGCATATAATAAAGGTATAGACAAACCGGGGAAATACCAAGGAAAGGGAAGGAAGTGAAATTCAAAATTTTATAATAAAAATTAGAGTCGAATGAGCGTAGGACCACCTCGCCGAGAAGCCCCCTACTAAATCTTGCGGTCGAAAGCCCCCCGTCAGTTTGGGGAGCTGGGGCACCGTGAAACTCAATACAAACTCGTAATCATGGCAACACAAACTCAAGTCACGAAGAAGATGGTACAATCCATCATGTCCAATCGCAATCAGGTAACTGAACAGCATGTAGGCAAGAAGCTCAAACTCACAATCGTAGGTGGTGGCAGTCCTGCACAGGATGTCAAGACCAAGGATGGTGAGCTTGTACAGAGCGTGGTGGAGACAGGAACTGTGGCCCAAAAGGTCATATTCAACCTGAATGCATCTAGCTCCATTGCTATGGCCAATCCCATCAACCGTCAGTTACTGAAGGATGGTGTGAACGCTGACATAGCTGGTGAGGCTGAGGTGGCACATGAGAACTTCAGGAAGTATCTCAATGCTACCCAGATCAGCTTCAGTGTATTTACCACTGACAGGGTATTGGACAAGCTGGGGGATCGCGTGGACATCACTGCGGAGATCGTTAAGATCACCACGGAGAATGGAAGCCTGCTGACTATTGATCCCAAGACCATCAAGGTCGTAGAGTATGATGCACCTTCCAAGGTGGCATTTAGCTTTGACCTGGATGAGGAAACTCCCGAGGTTACACCTGAAGGTGGCGAAACTCCGGAGACTGTGCTGAATGGCGGGGAGAAAACTCCCGAGGCTGATCCGGTCGTCTAATGGCTGAACAGGGAATGGGTCCGAAAGGGCTCGTTCCCCTGTTTCCGTTCGCTGACAGTAGTCGTAGTCATCCCTATTCTAAGAAGGGAAACGCTATGGTAGTCAATGAGTTGTGTTGATTGCAGCAGTATTCCATCCGTATTTTTGCCCTATTTAGGCCCTATTTCTTTCAATAATCGGGAATAATTCCCTACTTTACATTCTATGAGCAAATACTTCACTCCCTCAGCCAGCAATCCATTCATCGAGCAGATAGTAGCATTCCAGCAGTTAATGAAGACACGTAATCGTACTCTAACAGAGGAAGATGGCTTAAAGTATACCAAGATAAAGGTAATACAAGAGTCTGACCACTATCCTGGCAAATTTGTAAAGATATACCACCATGCTCTATTAAGTGAGCTTAGTGCTAAGGCATGCAAGGTGTTTCTGGTTATTGCTACTACCTTAGAGTACAATGCTGAGATAGTAGACCTCAGTGCTAATCTCTGTGAGATGGATCAGAAGACCTTTAGCAAGGCTTTACTTGAGCTAGTATCTTATAGAGTGATTAGCAAGTACAAGCCAGGTAGATGGTGGGTTAATCCTACCATTGTTATAGTAGGACGTATTGGTAAGGTAGAAACTCAAGTAAGAGATAATGATAAGACCTTGTGAGTGGTTTACGCTCGCTGCCAGGCCGGATGTCACACATATCCTCTCTCTTTTACCTCTTCCCTCTCTTATATTTACCTCTTATACCTTATTCTATTCAGCTTTTCTTTCTGTCTCTTGTTGTACTATTGCTCTGCGAGAAGTACCAGAGAGAGGCCAGCAGGTTGATCCGGCACTACACCATATTATATGGTGTTCTACATTCCTCACCCTATCTAATCCATTCGTAGCCTAACACCTTTGTTCTAAACACTATTCTATCACACTCAACTATCTAGCATGTATATCTATCGCACCTTTAACTTGTTACTCGATCCCGATAGTGAGGCCAATACGGATGGTATGGTTGATACTCATACTCGCTTGTTGGCCAATCTATTACCATTGGGTATTGGTTTCCGCTTTGTTAGTCCTATCCATGTTGTATGTGGGTATGGTATAGCGATTAAAGTGGAGATCGGTATCGATGTCTTACCTACTGATACCATTGCTGAGGTATTATATAAAGGAGTTGATATAACTCAGTTATTGTCTCAGCACTACACTCTCTTAACCTCATTACTTAGCACTAAAACCGAGTTCTAATGAATACTATCATTGACACACCTGTCTATGTATTAGACATCATGCAGATCACTGCGGAAGCTGCTCATAAGATAGCAGCTAAGGCTGGTCATTGTATCCAGCTTACTGACATCGTTAAGGATATACACAATCCTGATGATGAAGCTCTTAAATCCTTAGCTATAGTAGGTGGTCTCATTCGTGAGATAGCTGAAAAGGCTATTGGTGTTCATATCCTTGTATCATCCACTAAATCTTAGCTTATGAAGAAGTATTACTACATCCTACTACGATTCATCAACAGTCATGATCCTATACTCATTGGTGTATCTGATGATCCTGTTGATTTCATTCATCGTTTTATCCAGCAGAATGGTTATACTACCTATGGTGGATTATCTCCTGATGTGTCATATGACACACAGAAGGATTGTCACTTGTGGGTAGGCACCAATTACTCTAACCTGGATTGTAAGATTGTATCTAATCCTGTGAAGGCTACAGGCTTCTTTTGGCTTGACCTCAAGGGTGATGCCAAGTTTAGCCTTATTAAGTAATCTTTAAATTGACTATATGCATCAGGAAGAACAACCTCGTGAACAAGGTTCCTACTTCGAAGATTTTGGTCTCACTATTGATAGAGCCAAGCACCTGTATTCCACACTTATAACAAATGCCTTAACAAAAGGCTTATGTGAGAGTTGTGGTAAGCATGTGGCTCTGTTACCTGCTTTCAAAGTCTCAATAGCTACATACACTGAGTATGCAGAAACTGAGATGGAGAAGGCATACGTAATGTATACGCTTGGTCTCATTAGTAGAGATGAATACTTATGGGCTTATCTTGAGAAAGAATGCCGTAAGGATACTCCTGAAGAGACCTATAATGCTGTCGTTAGTCTCTTAGATAATCATATCAAGGAGACTAAGGCTCCGCTTAATTAACCTTTAAATTGTCCAACAATGAACGAGCTACAATTCGAGGATGCCCTCTCCTCACAGTTTGATACCCCCGTACAATATACAAGTGAGCCTTGTTGTTATGTGGGTGTGAATACAGTGTCGGTTCAGCCTCCTGGTAATCCAGCCGAGCTGTTCAGGACAACCCCGTATTGAGGACATACGGGGAAGGTGTCTCTTGGTGCCTCCGATTCTATACACCTCTTGGTCCACGGGTACCATTAGTAATCGTTACGGGCTATTGCACAGCTTTGGGGCAAAGAATGCTGGTAAGGGGTAGGGTCTTAGCACCCTACTCCATTTTATAACTCTTAAATCGTAGTATATGGCTTATCAACAGACTTCTACTGTTAAAGGCTCTTATGCAAAGAAGATTGTCATTCCAAGACCTATCTATAAGAAGCAGCCTACAGTATATCGCCGTGGTCCTAATGCTCCTGGCGATTGGAACGAATCCCTATTCCTTAACCGACCCAAGTATACTCCTCAAGTAGGAGCACCTGGGTTCAATTCATTCTAATGACACAAGAACAATTTGACTCTCTTGAGCCAAAATGGTATCACTATGTGCTCATCATTGTCGGTGTAATGGGTCTAATCTTCTTCTTTATCACAGGAGGTAAGATATGACTGAAGAGAAAGTGGTCATAATATGGCCAGAGCGTGGAGCTGATGATCTCAGAGACCTCCTTAAAAGGGGTTGGAAAGTCAAATGTCTTGCCGGTGGTTCTGTAGCCTCTACAGGTGAAAGTAATCATCCTGGTATAGTATTTGCTCCTTTCCTAGTTATAATTGAAAAGGAGGTGCCAAATGCCTGACATATATGATCGTATTGCTGCTCACCGTAGAGCACGTAAGCAAGAGTTACGAAGAAATTTATTGGTGGCTCTTCTTTTGGTATTCCTAATAATCCTTACCTTAGTGATTGGTTCTATTCTATAACTCTCAAACTTTATCACATGGATAAGATCGACTTGAAAGAGATCATGGGTACTAATATGTACCTGTCTATCATGAATCCTGTTAAACAGGAGGCAGTAAAGCAAGCTATTCGAGAGGGCATACACCGTGCCCTTAAAATAGCTGCTGATAATGCCAAACTAACTGTTGGTCCCACTCCTCATCCCAAGGGTTGGCCATACCTTATGGTCAATCAAAACCCTAATAGGGCTGAGGGAGAAGACTATTTTGTGGTCGATAAACAATCCATACTTGATATTGAAAACCTCATTGTATAACTTCTAAATCCTAGTTTATGAGCATTGAAAGAAAAGGTCTCTTAATCACTATTGGTACCACATTATTGCTTGGTGCTATCTTATGGACCAGTTGGACTGTAGCTTGGTTGAATAAGCCTCACATCCGTAATACTATTGTATTATATGATACTGTGTATCTTACAGTACCATGTCCTGATGAGGATAATACACCTGCTGTTGTCTATGATATACAGTATAGTGGCCCAGCTAAGGTTACTTATCAGAGTATAGCTAAAAGTGTGACCAATTGGGGTGTATTGCAGGCTGTAAATGCTATAAGAGATACTAGTAAGCCTCTCGATAAGCGTAAGTATCCTGTATCCAATGGAACAGATGTATACCCTCCTCGATTTGAACCCATTATTGAGCACAGCAAGATTCCCAACACCCACCCTTCTTCCGGTACTTCTCGCAACGATACAGTGTGGGACTATCATAGAGATAGTATATTTAATGTGGAATGGTACGCTGAAGGGGAGAATGGTGGCACCGTTAAGATATGGCGTGCTGGTATAATACATGAGTATATCAGCGGTGTATTATATACCTATAAGGTAAAGATTACACTAGCACATACCTTTAAGGCACCTCATGTGCCTCAGTATTATAAGCATATCAAAGAGAGTCAGTGGGTATGTATACGAGAGCAGTTCACTCTCGATGATCAGCCAATGGGTATATCCTATGATTACACCAATCAGTTCTTGTTTTATAAGCAGTATAGCTCGTATACTATACATACACTTTGACGATAATATACCATTATATGAGGACCGGGGTTACGACCGGTGAATAGCCTTGCGTAACGGGGCTACACCTATACCACTCCTCGCAAGGGAAATGGTCACTACAAATAGGTAAATGTGATGGGTGTGGGTTTGTAGGTGGACGTACACAACGTAAACCTTCGCCAGGGGGATTAGCTCAATTGGTAGAGCACTTCATATTATAGGCAGTAGTCGGCCTGGACGGTATGAAGGGGTCAGTGGTTCGAATCCATTATCCTCCACAATAGAACCGAGTGCTACCATAACAGGTTGGTTAGAGCTATAGGGATATAGTGAGCACTTTGAGTCTCGTAGAGACAAAGGTTCTACTTTATTAAAATAAGATCATATGATACACCATGAAGAAACAAACAAGGTTGATTTAGTGAAGCGTCACCCTAATATGCCTATTTATAACTACCTTATGGCTAACCTATTAGTCATTGGTCGTAATAACGCAGATGGATTAACAGCTATACCTTACCACATGCGCATTCATAATGGCGTATTCCATGAGAAGTTATTAGAATCACCAAAGGCTCTATATGGTATCAGAATTAAACAACTTAAACCCAAACAAGTATGAAGAAGTATTACACGCTCTTTGCAGCAATCGATCTTTTATCCGTATTAGGTATCGCAGCTATGTATCTTAATGGTATGCCATTTGGATGGGTAGCAGGTCTCTTACTCATAACAGCAGTCACAAGCTCTGCTGCTCTTGTAAGCATGGACGGTACCGGTTCAGGATGTTAAACTCGTTCCCAGGTTCTAGCAACTATTAATAAACAATCTATAATCTAACAACGGACCGCCAGTCCGTAAGAGTTTGTAGTATAGTTTTCGTAGGGTTGGGGAACCGCTAGGACCTGGGACATTTTGTAAACAAGTAAAATAATCATATGGAACTTAATTTCCTAAAGGAGCCTACTGTAGATACCACACTAGCTCAATTGCTCAATATACCTGAAGATCGTAAGCAGGTAATATTCGATCAATTGGACGAGCTTACTCATTCAGACTCCAATTTTACTGAGCGATTACAACAGATAGCTGAGATGGCTCAGACACCTGAAGAGTTATTGTTTATCACTACAACGCATTTGACCATTATGTTTGACAAGGGCTTAGTCCATGTCTCATATGATGCATATGGTGGAAGATAGTTGATCAACTAGGTATGCCCTAACCTTAATGTGGGAAAAGGGAGGATATAATTTCCTCACCATGTTGAGTGTAATATCCCCCGAGGAAGAAGGAACACCGGGGTTCATAGGGTCCAAGTGCCCTACCGGCCACTATTCCTTGGTATTAAATGGGAGCCATTAGGTATTGCATTCTAAGTCCTGGTGTGAGAGTGATCTCTATCCAGGACCATCACGTACGCTAAGTGACATAAGAACCTTGGCATTGTACGGGTTGACATGCCCAAGTCAGAAACAACGGGTACTTCCAGCATATGAGGGTCTTTACGGACAATATGCTTGAGCCTCCGGACGGTAGTATACAGATACAGGGAACAGAACGAACTCCTGTGTATACTATGCCAGAGCCACGGTGTTAAGTCGTTCTAACACCAGGAGCGCGGGTTGCGGCAGAGAGTCCTTGAGTGAATACTCAGAAAGCCGCATGGGAAGATAGCTCAGTTTGGTAGAGCAGATGACTGTTAATCATCAGGTCAGGGGTTCGAGTCCCTTTCTTCCCTCATAACTGTACATTGATACCAACCTTCATAGAAGCAACTTTTAAGTTATGTACAGTCCGGCCTCTATATCTATAGGGGCCTCATTTTATTTACTAACAACTAAATCATTTGTTATGGAGCAGCTTGATCCAAAAGTAATCATTATCAAGACCTACAGTATAGAGCAAGGAGAACAAGTAATATCTTGGTTTGTGAGCAAAGGCTTTGTTCGTAGGGCTGTAGCAGTAAACTCTGTGGCCTTCATATGGACAGATGAAAAGCATATAATATACAGTACACACTTACCATCTTATTTTGATCAGATGACAGTGCTTGACTATCTTACCTGGGTTAGTAAGGTTGGCTTAACAGATAAACAAGGTAGACCTAATGGTTATATACTCATAAGTGAGGCTGTGAAGCAATGTATTTATAAGCGTATAGGCCAAACAAGCCTATTTACTCTCGTTGGCCATATCAAGGGAGTCAATGAACCTGATATAGCTGTACCAGAATGGATGTTTTTGGATCATCCAACGCTATGGAAACCATTATGGGAGAATATACCAGACTGGGTAGCATTACCTAATACAGATGTTATAGTATATATGGCCGATGGAGGCTTATACTATTATGACTGTCATCATAGGCAACAGTATCTAGGTATAGAAGGTCTCCGTAGACTACAAACTCTTATGATTGATGCACATGCTGTGGAAGTCACAGAGTTTAAATGGCAAGGTAGGACCTTCACCAACCACCATCTTAACAGTGTAATCCGTCTCTATGATCAATACAGAGCAAAACAGAAAAACAATGAACAATAACATCTTCGTATTCGGCTCCAATACTGAGGGCCGACATGGGGCAGGAGCTGCCAAATTCGCTAAGGATAATGCAGGAGCCATTTATGGTGTACCTATGGGTCTACAAGGTAATAGCTATGCTATTATCACCAAAGACCTAAGAATAGGAGAACGTAGTATATTACTTGAGCCTATACAATCTCAGGTCTTATTACTAGCCTATTTTGCATATAAACGGCCTGAGCTTACCTTCTATGTATCACGTATAGGCTGTGGTCATGCAGGCTTCACAGAAACTGAAATTGCACCTATGTTCGCCTATATGCTTGGTATAGGTCTTACCAATGTAAGACTATGCCGTGAGTTCTATGATCAATTAGGTCTTAAAGACACTAATTGGTTATGGGACCAAAGCAAGAACATAATTTTCCGGTAAACCATTTATTCACCCAATAACACCAATTGTATGAACACTATCTCTACGCCTGTAAGGGCAAAGCACCAAGGGTTATCATTTCCCCTCAAAGTTGAAATGGTAGAACGTATTACTATGGATGACTTCAATTACAAAACAAAAGAAGGTGATGTCGTCTTAGTGAGAAGTACCGGAGTAAGGCACCTCGGGGATCATTTCGTTATTATTGTGGGTCCTCTTGTCCAGAAGACAGTGGGGTTGAGACCACAGGTAATTGTATTCGAGGCCACCAAGCTCAACTCCTGGGTTCTTGACCTGTATGAGACATCAGACAGAGAGGAACCTATTCTCCTCAAGCTCGGCTATAAAGCCGCTGCATCCTTCCGTGATTGGTATGAGATTACTATGACGGATGGCCATGTCAATATCCCTGAGAACAAGCAAATCATGTAGTTAACCATTAAACGCTAAATCCATGTTACAGACAACAGCTAACATCTTAGACGTATTTGAGCTATTCCGTATGCAGACACATGCTGATGATCAATTCGACACTGTAGGCCGTGATGTACTGGCCGATAAGGTGCAGAAGTTTGTAATCAACAGAGAGCCTATCAAGTTCTCTATGTTAGGGTATCCGTACAAATCACCCAATATCAAGGACAAGGTAATAGGTGTATTACCTGACCTAGCTGAGAAGGTGAGTCTGGACAACTTCAATACCTTTGATCGTAAGATCAAGGAAGTATACTCACCGGGGGTCAATATCTCACTCATCCAGGATGGCTATGCCTTTAATAAGGTATGGGGTGATGTTACTGACAACACAGTGAAGGAGTACGAGGAGATGGTGAGAGATTGGTCCAAGGACTATAGTATCTCCTGGTATGGTATGCATGATTTCTGGCCCAAATGGATGTCCCTGGACGACATGCGGAATAAGACAGTGGAGCAGTTTGGTGTAACACCCGAAGAGCTTACTCGTCGTATCTTAGTAGACCCTGATGTAAACTACCTGTACACGGGTATGGTTAAGTTCTTGGAGCTTGATCTAGCTATATACAATTATCCTACGAGAAACCAACTCCATGTAGCAGCAAAGAAGACAGCTAGAGACATGATGATCATGAACGAGGCTTATTCTGCGCTGATCAAGGCCAACTTTGGAGACCATATCCGGCTATCGATGCATAAGTCGGTGAACAATGGTAACAAGTACTCTTTCCAATTGATCCCTAGCCCTAAAGCCTGGACAAGTCCCTGGCACTGTGCTCTCTTGATTAATAAGGACGGTATGCTTGAAACAGTTCATCGTAAGGATGCTGAGGCAGCAGGACATGAGCTGGTCTACCAAGACGGTCGGCCTTATTATTTCACCGAACACTAACACAATCATGAAAACATTAATAGGTAAAGCAGAAATTTCTTATCTTCAGGATGGCAAAGTTAACTCAGCAAGATTTACACCTAATCACTATGTAATTACTCCCAAGAACTCTTCTGTCTTTCGACAGTTAGAGGACCTGGAGGTAGGACCACAAGAGGATAAGATAGTGAAGCAAGCTGAGTTAATGATGGCCACCTGGTTCAGTAAGCTCAACGACATAGAGATGGCAGACAGGGAGAAATACAAGATAGTGTCCGAAATGGATGAGTGTCATAAGTATCCCAATGGCCAACCTTCTAAGGTATCTGTGTCGTTCTACTTCACTGATATTCCATCACCTGTTAAAAGTTGACCATATGAGCACTTTAGAAGCCAATCTCGCACAACGATTCGGGTCCAAGGAAGAGATCAGACGCCTAGCAGCAGGCTATGGTGTTGAAGTCACTATGGATCACGATCACAGAACATTAGTATTTAAAGGAGCAAGGGCACAAGAAGCCATCGACTCCGTTAATGCAATGTTTACTGCCGTTCCACATCACATGGTAGCGGCCAATTGATTCAGCAGCAGGGTCTACGGACTCTGCTGCTTTGTTCCCTAACTAAAACAGTAGTCATGGAGTATCCAACACTCGACGAAGTAAAAGCAGCCAATAAACGACAACTAGCTATATGGTATAGGTTCTTACCAAGTCCTGGTGATACGGTACATCACCGTAATATCAACTATCCAGACATACTCATTAATCAAACAGAGATTATGAGTGCTATTCATGATAGGTTCATCAAGGAAATGGGAGGATTTACACCGGAGCTAAGTAAGGATATAGGCTGGGAAAGGAGGAGATATGAATAATGTAGTACGCAAAGACAAGGTGAAGGAGTTCGTATTAGGTGGTAAAGCTCACTTCACTGCTCACAATCTAACCACCGACAATCAGCGGAAGTACCTTGTACAGGCTGAATATCTCCTATACGGTAGGGTAGTTAAGCAACGTCCTCCTGAAGACAGACCATATACTATTGTTCACTATGTCGTATACAATGCAGATCAGCGGAAGATGCGCTATATTGGCCGGATCGATGGACCCACTTTGGTCTATAATCCTGATTATAAATACCATCGGCAAGAAGCGGCTGAATTTGCTTGGTTATATAAACTCATTAGTACGAACAATCTTCCAACAAATCTCCTTATCTTGCATCATGGGAGCTGTTCCGTATGTGGCCGACCGCTCACGGATGCTGAAAGCCTGGAGACAGGTATAGGCCCCATTTGTCTTAAACGAATACAACAATACAACTCACTCAAATGAAAAAGAGCGTTCCTGCCCTCTTGGGCATAGCAGTTATTGCAGCCATAGTAGGTGGTAGCATGGTACTTAAACCAGGGCCTTCATTTACTCACCAGAAGGGTGATACAGCAATGGTATGGGTCAGATACTTCAGTAGCATAGGGGCAACCACGAAGGATACATCCTCGTATGCTATTAGAGCAATCAAAGACTCATTCAGACGTGAGGCAGAAGATACTGCTGGTAAAGGCCCTGATGATCTTATAAAGATCACCAAAGTCTGGTACAGAGATACCAGTTACTACGTTCCCTATGATACGACAGTAGCCGTCCCTACTAAGGCAGATACTGCTGCATCTATAGCAGATACTGCTCATCGTAAACAGTGGACAGGAAGAAAGACATTTAGGTTATTCGTGCATATACCCAAGCAGTGGATATTGCAGGACTATAACCAATCGATCCCTCTACAGCAGTCGGTAACGAAGTAGAGTGTATTCTTAAGTGTAAACAAAAGGTGTTATGGGCCGGGCGTATCAACGTCCGGCATTTTAATTTAACTATATGAATGACTTAGCAGCAACCATCTATTTCATGATCTATGGTGATGATGAGTTCGCCATAAAGTGCCTGTTGGAACTATACCACAGGCAGTCCACCTTAGAGCAGTCTGCCTATAGTGCTTTACACGACAATGGGATAGGATTCACTGCCGGGGATGCTCCATTCATGACCGCAGCAGCCAAGACCGCCGCTTCTACCGGTACTTTAGACCACGGCGTAATGACCATAGTGAGGAAAAGATTACTCAAGTACTGTAGACAACTGGCCTCATGCAGAAATATCACAGAGGACTTGGTATAGTGGCACAGCTTTTGTATCTTTGTACCATGAGTAGCATCATGGAAAAGATACAGACGATAACGACCGCAGTAAAGCGGGTAGCATGGGATAGAATCCCTGATCGTGTCATCAAGCGATATGAGGATGAAATGGTTATCCTCAAGGCTGTCTATACCGGCAGAGAGCTGAAGGCACAGACTACTCATTTGTACAATCTCATCTTTGCACAATACGGCTATACCAAGCCGACACTATAATTTCTACGGTTTAGGGTTTAGGGGTTAGAAAGTATGTGAGGCCCTGGGTTTATACCTGGGGCCTCCTACTTTATATTCATCCATGTAAATCAATCAATATGAACACTATACCCAGGTTGGACTCATATCCTGAAGGTGCTCAGTATGCCATGCTCACTAAAGATGGCATGCATGTACAGACATTTTACAAAGAAGCTGAAATACAACGTAATGATGGCACTAAAGAGACCAGATTGTTGTATATTGCTGACTTTCGTATATGGCAAATGAGCTACTTCGGTACCTTAGAGAATATGCTATTTCATACAAGAGATTTTGAAGTAGTATCTATTCAGTAATCATCTAAACAATATAACAATGGCCAAGAACAAGACTTGGGAGACCAAGAACAGAATCTACACACGTAGTCATGGTAGAACCACCTACATCAACAAACCCAAACAGGGAAAGACACAACGACTCCTTGCTGGTGGTAATCCTGATACTCAGTTACCCATGCAGAACATTAGCACAGGACGTATATCTCATGGTGCCTCCAATGTGTCTGAAAGGACTATACCGGAAACACCGGAAGAAACTATACAACGCCTGGACAAGGTAGTACGGGAATTAGGTCATAAGACTATGGACATCCCTCACAACTGGCCTACATCTGGAGAGATAGACCAGCTTATCTGGGCAGCAGAAACAAGAGCTAAGGACGCTCTTGCAAGTACCAAGAAGGAGGGCACTCGTCAGGACTTGGAACTTACGTTGCACCATCTCCGTATTGCTCGTAGGTATTTCAATAAGGCACTGGCTATATGAGTGCCAAGATGAAGCAGATGCTACAGGAGCATGGCATCTACTCTTTACATATACGTGCTCCTAACAATACTACCAAGGTAATAACAGGTAAAGAAATAGATAAATACTATTATGATCCTGAATCTGGTGGTATATTCTATACATTAAAGGAAGGTAGTCAAGTTATACCCACCAGTGATAGGTGGTTATATGTTGGGCCTTCTGGCATCATTCAAATAGCATTTAATGGCACAACGAGTTCCAGTACCACCTAACAGTGGACCCAGGTGGATGATCTTCCGGGGTGAGCATTCCTTTGCCTATTATCTCTGGAATGGTGACTTCCCTGTGCTTATTCACCTACCACCAGGTACAGATGCTAACCCATATTATTGGATGGGTCTTAGCTCAACAGACGTACCTGAGAAGGAGAAGAAGGCACTAAATGACGTTATGCTCTCTAAGAAGAGGGTATTCGAATTACCTACAAGACCTAAACAGAGGTTTGTAGTAGAAAATCGTGGTGTATTTGTCGAAGAGTAATTAATCATGTTTAACAGGCGTTAACATAAATAATAGGGATACTCTTGCGATAAACGACGAAATGGTATTTTCCTGTAGCTCAGTTGGTAGAGCAGCGTATTCATAGTACGCAGGTCGGTGGTTCGATTCCACTCAGGAAATCTTAATTGATTAAGTATGAAGTTTGCAATTCAGCGACTAACAGCTAAACCCGACAAACGTGAATGGGATGCCGGGTTCATATGGGTACATGGTCAGAGTAACCCTATACCCTTGAATAAGAACGTACTGATCCGGCATATTCCAGTAGAGGATGTGTTAGAGTGTATAGTACGTGGTGTGGATGATCCATTTGATCCCTCTCAAGACGAGATAAGGGCACCAAACGGTCAGTTAATGGCACCAGCCAGGGAAGGAGGATCAGTAGACGGTTGGACCTATATCGCTGTAGACGCTATCAACCGGATTGACCTCTTCAAGAAACTAGAAAAGGTCGAGAAAAAGATTATCGCTCCCCCTGAAGGAATGATGATTGTTGAGTAAGTTTTCGTATCTTTATTGTTCTAATCTCAATTAAATCCCATGATGCTCACAGATTCAGACATCCTTCGGCACATGAAGGATAAGATGATCGAGATTAAGCCCTTCAATGAGGATCGCCTGGGTAGTAACAGCTATGATCTCTCGCTTGGTAATAAGCTGCTGGTCTACACAGGTAAGACCTTAGACGCAAAGAAGGACAATCCTTACAAGATTATTGACATCCCTGACAAGGGTATACTCCTGTTACCTAATGAACTGTATTTAGGTTGTACAGTAGAGTATACTAAAGCCGATCCATGTCTAGTGCCTCTCATTGAGGGTACTAGCTCTGCCGGGCGGCTGGGGATTCAAGTACACATGACAGCAGGTTTTGGTGATGCTGGCTTCTCAGGACACTGGACTTTAGAGATAAAGGTAGTGAAGCCTGTGATCGTGTATGCTGGTATGCCTATATGTCAGATATATTACCATCGGACATTAGGAGAATGCCTCAAACCATATAGTGTAAAGAAGAGTGCTCATTATAATAATGACACTCCTCGGCCTATGCCATCAGCTATGTGGACCAAGATACAGTGATAGACCTGACCACGTAATGCGTGTTGCAACGTTGTGGTCAGGTTTTCTTTTTCTAACCCTAACTCATTACAATGTCAGCTCTAAGAGAAGTACCAGGATGGTGGCCGGAGGGGGATGACGTACCCTTCAATCCGAATAAGGCCAAGATAGGAGACGCTATACGCCCTATCTATAAGGATGGTAAGCTCCAACACGGACTACCAGCCGACAATGCATTAGCCAGTAAGTATCTTAAAGATGAAGTATATCATATTGCTCTACTCAATATAGGGCCATTTGTGTCATATGTCTCATTAAGAGAGATACATGGTAAACGTTTCAATTCAGTACATTTCAAACTCGCTAAATCCAATGAATCGGTATCATCAGAATCATGAAGACCCTGAGATCAGGGAGAAGTTTAGCTCCTGGCAAAAAGCTCATGGAGAATACAAGGCAAGAGCTGCTGGTTTTAAATCAGTACAAGACCAGGAAGCCTACGAGGAGAAGAGGAAGAAGCCCTCTGTAGTAGACATGCTCAAAGCTATTGGAGCATCTGTCATGCGTGGTGTATCTCAAACTAAGGCTAAGACAGCCAAAGCAGCACGCGGTAAGAAACAAAACATCCGTAAATCAGGAGGAACCAGAGGATCATGAGGACTAAGATACGACACATCAGCCATGCTGTGGGCCGGTATCAGAAGGGGACCTTTGGAGAGTTTATTCAGTGGTGGGATAACCAGCCAGAATATGAGTTTGATATAGAGACAGACATCCATGAGGAACACTGGCTCTTGAATAACCTCATATCTATGCAGTTTGGTAGTACCCGCCATCCACAAGTATCTGAGCAATGGTTTATACAATGGTCTGAGTTAACTGACATGCAGAAACAGATCATATTAGACAGGCTCAATGCTTGTAGGAGGATAAAGTATATTCACAAAGGTAGCTTTGAGTACTGTATCATGCGTAAGTATGGTGTCTATCTGGAAAACATATTCGATACCTTACTCGCTGAAAAGGTCCTTCGAGGTGGGGCAGAAAATGTAGACTATGCATTAGCTGATATATCCTGGAAGTATCTTCGAATCATAATGGATAAGACCCTCCAAGTAGCATTTGGAGATAATATCATTACTGATGAGAAGATACTATATGGTTGTACTGACGTAATGTATCTGCATATCATTAAGAAACAGCAGATAGAAGAGGCAGCAGCTAATAACCTATCTGCGGTACTTGCCCTCGAAATGGCAGCATTACCAGCATTCTGTGATACCACATACGAGGGTATCATGCTGGACATTGAGAAATGGAGAGCTAATGTAGAGTTGGCTACTCCTATTATACAGAAGGCCAAGGACACAATGGATGCCTGGCTTCTTGATCCGACATTCAATCAGAAAGCAATAGAGCTAGAGTATATCAGTAATGAGGATAGGGTGATGATGAATCTCAAGACACAGCATCAAAAGCGTGGTGAGATGCTTCAGCGCCTATTCCCTGATATACCAGGTGGTAATCTACCTATGGTCAATCGTTATCTCAAGGATAACATGGACAAGCTCAACGAAACAGAACTCAATATTCTATGGGGCTGTAGTCAGCGTAGTTACGTTGACCTGCATAAAGAGATTGTAACCAACCACCGTAGCTGGGCTGTATCATATGGGTATCTCGTACCTGCTGGTATGGCCACTATCAACTGGAATAGTGGTGATCAAGTAATGCCATTAGCCAGGATAGTAGAACCTAAGATACAGGGACTATCCGAAGAGGAGATCAATGAGACCACTCATAAGATATTCCGTGATCTACAGGACTATCGTTCTGCTCTCAAGCTACATTCCACCTATGGAGAGAAGTATATCCACGATCATGTATACCCCGATGGTAAGGTACATACTAACTTCAATCAAATTATATCAACTGGACGGTGTTCATCTTCTAAACCTAACATGCAGCAATTGCCTGTAGGGGATAAGGTGACTATTGACGTTGATAAGAATGGATTGAGGTATCGTAATGCCTTTATCTGTGAGGAAGGATGGTCCTTTGTAGATAGTGATTATAGTTCCCAGGAGCTTACCATCATTGCCTATATATCTAAGGACCCTGTGTGGATGGATGCCATTGAGAATGGATATGATCTGCATAGTGTATGTGCTGATTTAGTGTACAAGAAGAAATGGAAAGCGGCTGCACAGGATGATTGTGCATACTATAAGATGGTAGTAGGACCAGATGGACAACTACGACAAGCAAAACAGAAATGTAAGTGTCGTGGTCATAAGTCACTCAGGGACTCTATTAAGCCGATCAACTTCGGGCTGGCATATGGGATGACAAAGTTCAAGTTAGCGGGTACCTTACAGATTACTGTTAAGCAGGCACAAGACTTGATCGACGAGTATTTCTCTACATTCCCAGCCATCGGACGTGTACTGGACTTCTTAGGCGACTTTGGTATCAAGAACGGTTGGGTACCTACTATGGGACCATTCTATCGTAGGAGATACTATCCTAATCATCGACTATATAGTGAGCATGAGATAGCAGCACATCTTGCTGGTGTGGTGAATATTCCAGAGCTGGCTAGAATAGGCCGACAATCGAAGAACCATCCTATCCAGGGAACATCCGCAGACATTGTAAAGGTAGCTATGTGGATAGTCCGGGATTATATCCGTGAAAACAATCTTAGAGATATAGTGAAGTTTCAGATGCAGGTACATGATCAGATCACTACCAAATGCGTCAACTCATTCGTAGACGAATGGAAACCGATACTAGATCGACTAATGAGGGATGCAGCTAAACTAGTCATACCAACAGGTATATTAGTGGCTGATACCCAATCTTCCCCTGTTTGGACAAAATGAAATGTTATGATACCAACAGCATGGGTAGTTCCTGGTTTACAGTTACCGGTGAAGGAACTATACCCACCCAAAGATCACAAGGCTTTTCAACAAGTTCTTATAGAACAGATATGTATTAGATATGGTATTACAGTAGAACAGTTCTCAGGTCGATGGAGACCACAAGAAGTTGCTCATGCTCGACAACTATTCTGTTTCATAATGAAGAAGTATTATGGAAAAGAAGTTATGCTGAAAGACATAGGCAGCGTGATTAACAAGGATCATAGTACTGTGATAACAGCCATAAAGGTGTATGAGACAGCTTACAAGACTGATGACCTTATACCTAACAAAGTACTGGATCATATTAATGGCAAGAAGTTCGAGAGAACTAAAGACGATTTACATCACTTTCAATCAATACTAAAACAATGTCTAATAGAACCTACAATCTCATCGGTATCTCAGGACGTATAGGATCAGGAAAAGACACATTTGCTAAGTTCGTACGTCTAGCCATGATCAAGGAAGTGGATGAGGGCCGGAAACGGTTCTTACTCCCCCAATACGCCAATTCGTCCTGGGAAGCTCTCTTCGATACTTCCGACCAATACGCATGGACCATGAAGAAGTTTGCTACTAAGCTCAAGCAGATGGTATGTTTATTGACAGGATGTACAATGGAGGACTTGGAGAACCCATACTTCAAAGATCAGCCACTACCAGCAGGTTGGATGATTGGTCTTATGTCACAGTTGGAGGGAAATACAAGACTAACATATCGTCAGTTACTTCAACAATTGGGGTCTAAGATCAGAGAGATACATGAAGATGCTTGGGTTAATGGACTATTTACTGACTACGAGCATCCACAAACAAGAGCCCGTTTCAACCTATTAGGTATGGAGCAAAGGCCGCTTGATTTTGTGGAAGATGAAGAATATCCTACACATTCTAGGTGGTTAGTTACTGATATGCGTTACCCTAACGAACTAGCTCGTATTCAAATGCTAGGAGGTATAGTGGTCCGTATATCAGCAGGAATCAACTATGTAGAAAAGAACGGATATGAAGAACGTGTCAGAAACGTCTGGACACCTGATGGTATGAAAGAAGTACCGACAGATGAAGCGGATTCGCATTCTTCTGAAACTGCATTGGATAAATTCAAACTGTGGGACTTCTACGTGAAGAACACAGGGAGCCTTATCGACTTATACGCACAAGCACGTCAATTCGTCGAACAATTTAATCTACATCTATAATGCAAACAAACACCGAACCAAACGTAGCGGGTCATCTATTGAGGACCTTGTTTCAGTCCAGATTGCTCATAGGGTATATCGAGGACTTGCCAGATGAAATGCAAGACAAGAAGTTGCTTGGCTATCTGTATGCTCATGCAGAGCATATACAAAAGCAGATAGAACCAGGTACCTATCCTTGGCTTGAGAAAGAAACCAATATTCAATGGGACATTGGTGCAATGGCTGATCTCATGCAGCGACTGAGTGTAGAGGTTAAACAACCACTATATGAAGAGATGGTGATGTTATTCACCAAAGCCTTCAATAGTGTATTCTATTCTCAGGAAAAGAGGAAGAAGCTCTATATTCCTAAGTATAAGGCTATCTTCCAGCTTATAGCTGATGAGATCAAGGCAGATACCGATGGAGTCTCTGGCACCTTTCTACACTTCAAGGGAGAGACATTCATCAATTTGAAAACCCAACAGGACAATCAAACTTTAAAACCATGAGTGTTTCACTAAGCAAAACACCTAAACACAAGATTTCTGCTGCCGTTGTAGCGGATTCTATCACAGAGCATGGTCATAGGCTCACAACTATGGCCGTAGTTATGCCCAGGATGATACTGGCAGAGTTGAACACACATCGTGCCCTGTCACGTAATTCAGCCTCATCCAGAGCTATACCTACTCACAAGATGATAGAGGTAATCAAGACCGATCCTTTTGTACCTATTAAGTTCATCAAAGAACATAAGGGTATGCAGGGATACGAGTACCTCAATGAAGAAGATGCCTTCTGGGCAAAGAAGACCTGGCTAATGGCAGCAGAATATGCTACCCATCAAGCAGAGCTTTTATCCAGCAAGCATAAGGTCTCCAAACAGTTTGCTAATAGACTCCTTGAGCCATTCATGTGGCACAAGGTATTGATCACAGCAACGGAGTGGGAGAACTTCTTTGCCCTTCGTTATCATGGTACTGCGGAGATTCATATGCAGACACTCGCTCAACAGATGCTCCTGGCGATGAACAACTCAACGCCAAGACTACTCAAGCCGGGTGAGTGGCATATACCTTATGGAGATGACATCAATGAGTCTAGGCTCGCTGAACTCATCTACAAGAGGCATCCAACCTCCAAGTACAGTGAACATGAGTTCTCTTACCGTCTTCGTATCTCTGTAGCTCGTTGTGCTCGTACATCGTATACCCTGCCATTCACGACAGATAAACATGATTATGCACGGGACGCAGATAGGCACGAAGAACTATTGGATGGAGGACATTGGTCTCCATTCGAACACCAAGCTCAGGCTCCTTATCCGTGGGAGCTATGTCCACGTCTTACTGGCGCTGATGTTGCAACAAAAGATCAAATCGCTAAGTATCTCAATGACAACCCAGGACATGGCTGGTGGGGTAACTTCAGAGGATGGAAGCAATATCGCAAGACCTTCCTCTTCGAAAACCGACCTGATAAACGTTTAATCAAGCACAATGTCTAAGCAACAACGACTCTCCTTCGAGGATTGGTATGCACAACTCATCACGCATATGCAGCCAAAGTCGAAGGGAAGCAAGAAGCTCAGTATCCCTGACCGTAGTACCACACTATGGGATAGGGATATTGCAGAGCAAGACTATAATAACGGTCTTACTCCTGGGCAATCAGCAGCAAGGTTCAGGAAACAGGAGGACCTGGATGAGTGGATGCCACATAACCCGGATACTCCTTACAAACGTGATGAGTTTAACCAATTAGATCGAGACTTCAATGATTCATATGATGAATGAGGATCAACTTCAGATGATGTTCACCCCCAAGTATATACTTAATGAGGGTCAACAGGTGGTATTCGAATATTTAGTACCTTTCTGTACCTATCGTAATATAGATGGGGTAAGGAAGGTGCTATTGAAAGGATTTGCTGGTACGGGTAAGACATTCCTGATCAATCGGGTAATAGAAGCTGCCAAGCAGATAGAGCCGCGCATAAACTTCGGTATGACAGCACCGACACACAAGGCTGTCAAGGTACTAAAGAAGACCTCTGAACTGAGAGATTTGCTTGACTTTGGTACTATACATAGCTTCTTAGGTCTAAAAGAGCATATCGATGAACGTACTGGAGAGGTAAGCTATAAGCCTGACTTCAATAGCAATCGTGCTAGGAAGATAGATGACATTAATGTATTGATCATTGATGAGTCTTCTATGCTTCAGAACGATCTATTCGAGCATGTAGAGACGGAGATGCGGTCTAATGATCAACTTCTAGTCATATACATGGGAGATGAGAAGCAAATCCCTCCGGTAAAGCAGATGGAGAAGACAGGGCAATCCGATGCCATACCCTTCATTCCTGCTCGGCAGCATTCGCACCAGATAAAGGTCCTGGCATTAACTGAACCTCAGCGACAAGCCAAAGAGTCTCCTATTATTATGTACTCTGTTGCCATCAGGGAACAGTACAATAACCAGAAGATATTCTTTGATTTCAAGGACGAGTATAAGAATGCCTTAGAGCGTGTACACCCTGAGAAGAACTTAGAGGGTATACGTCAGATACTCAGGCAGTATTTCTGTACAGAGGAGTTCGAGAAGGACCCTGACTATGCCAAAGTAATAGCATGGCGTAATACATCAGTAGACTATTTCAATAGAGAGATACGTCTGCTGATCAACAACGCTGAGTCATTACCCAGAATCATAGAGAATGAGAAGCTGGTAATGGATGCTCCATTGATCGACAACAAGGCCAAGCCACCAAAGATACTACTTCCCAACAACGAGGATGTAGTTGCCAAGAACGTGATATTAGACGAGATGGAGGTATTCTATAGCCTCTTTCCTAAGAATGCTTTCCTAGCTGACAAACTAGAGAAAGAGACAGGTGAACGCAAGATCAAGAAGAGTCTTGTGGTCAAAGTGTACAACGTTCTCTTAGTCACGGAGGATGGCAAGGAGTTCAATTGCAACATCATTCATGAGGACAGCGAAGCAGCATTCAAGGAGGTTATAGAGACCTTGACTAAGGCTGCATTAGCTGCGGTGGATAAGTACCAGAAGAAGGAGCTTTGGATACAGAAGTTTCGTATTTCTGAGAACTTTGCCTGGGTGAAGCATAACTATGCGCTCACTGCACACAAGAGCCAAGGTTCTACCTATGATTATTGTATCTCTATGGAGTGGGACATTGAACAGAACTTCAACATAGAGGAACGTAATCGTATACGGTACGTAGCTGCAACCAGAGCACGACACAAATTGTACGTCATTAAATAACCTCTAGTATGAGTTGGGTAAAGACAGACATAGCATTAAGCGATCCTAGTCCTATACAGGAAGGAATTGAGTATCTTCTATACAATGAAGAATGGATAGATGAAGACTTTAATCCAGAAGGTACTAGGATAGGATTCTACAATGGTGGCGAATGGCTGACAGCTAAATGGTGTGATTATCATGACGAATATCATACTAAGATAGAAGCACCCACTCACATCATGCTCATTCCAAAAAGTCCGAAACATGAAAGAGAAGTTGCTTGACAAAGTAACCCGAGCAGATCGGGTAAGACAGCTCATCTCTACCCTGGATGAGGGTGTGAGAGAAAACAACGGTAAGCCAACTTACAGTGTTAGTCCTATTATGAAGCTCATTAACGAGCTAGTAGAGGCAGCATATGTAGCTGGTGCCAACAATCTTAACTTATCAGAAGGCAGGAAAGAGGATGTCCAGGACACTGGGGAGCCTCTTGTTCGTGCCAGAAACTGGTGTAAAGACAAAGGATTAAGTGTATGAGATATTCACAGCAGGAGATCGACATGCTCCTAAGAACATATCCCGATCCAAGTGTACGTAAAGGTATTATTCAAGGCTATGTATACACCCAATGGTTAAGTACTATGGCCAAGAGAGGTACCTTTGTAGGTGCTACAGGGGTGGGGAAGTCTAGGATAGGTGTGATGGCTGCTGAGATGCAATTCCAGAAGAATCCCAATTCAGTGATATATGCTATCGCACCTACAGAGTCACTACGAGACGTAGAGTGGCCTGACGAGTTTAGAAAGTGGGGATGTGAGCACCTAATATCCAAGATCAAATTCATATGCTATGCGTCTATTGCAGATGAGGTAGTACAAGGTGAAATTGATCTGGTACTATTGGATGAGTGTCATCATATAACCCCACTCAATTCAGTATTCTTTGAGAACAACCGTGTATGGAATATCTTTGCATTTACTGCAACCTATCCCAACATCAATGATGATATTGATAAGTTTGCTTTATTGAATCATCTATGCCCCGTTTTCTTCCAAATACCTATAGAAGATGCTGTTGCCCTCAAGTTGGTAACAGAGTTCGAGATTAAGGTCCTCTTATTCGATCTTGATGATAAGGATAAGTACATCGAGTCAGGTCCTAAGAAGCATAGGATCATGACCACAGAACTAGGACACTATAAGTACCTAACCAAGCAGATACAGCAATGTATCATACAGAAAAGGGAAGGTGCCAAGTTCAAGTGGATCGGTGATCGTATGCGATTCCTATACAATATACGTACACGGGAATGGATCGCTAAAGACGTGATGGATGCCCTCATGAAGGAGGATAAAAGGACCTTAATCTTCACAGGATCAATCGATTTATGTGAAAAGCTATGCAAGCCGAATACCTTCCATTCCGAGACCAATGATACGGCCCTCACCGAGTTTGCCGCTAAAATCAGGCCCTATTTAGGCGCTGTGAATGCGTTAAACGAAGGTAAGAACCTACCAGAGGTCGATCAGACAATTGTCGTGCAATTGGATTCCAATGCCCGGAATATCGTCCAGCGGATTGGCCGGGGCATCCGGTGGCGACCGAATCACATTGGGCTAGTCGTGATCCTGGTGGCCAGAGGTACGGCAGACGAGAAATGGTATAAGCAGGCAGTAGCGGAGATTGATCCCAAGCGAATCAAGGAGTATATTGTTCACGCAAAAGCAAGAGTATAATGGACTACACTATAGGAGCCATCTTTATTGATGGTTTAGAGCAGGTACTGCTCATCAACAAGCTCAAGCCGGCCTGGCAGGCAGGACTTAAAAACCTACCAGGGGGTAAGAAGGAACCTGGGGAGAACTTTGAAGAATGTATCTCACGGAAGATCATGGAGGAGTGTAATCTCTATATTGAACCTAATAGATGGATGTCTATAGGTACTATCATGGGAGAAGATTACAACTGTATTCTTCTTACTGCCATGATCACTCTCGATGAAAGTAGGGCTGTCAAGTCAATGGAAGCTGAACAACTGGAATGGGCTAACATATTCCAATTACCTATGATGTGCATCAGTAACTTATACTGGCTAGTACCATATGCTTGGAATTGGTGGAACCAAGGTAACTATGATTCACTACAGACAAGTGTATTTATGTATGGAACAGATAAACATAAGTTTACAAGAAGTGCTCAAGTTCCTAAAAGAAAACAAGTACTTGACAGTGTACAAAGGCATTCACCAGCTAACGACTCAGTTCAACAGGGACGTGAAGGCATTGCAGGAAGTACCGGAGAGAGCGGCGGTGTCGATTGGGAACAGTACCTCTGTAAGTGGATCGTTGATACAGGAACCTGGCCCAACGGAAATCCAGCTTCCCAAGACACTATCAACACCGCCAGAATCACTCTTGCCAAGTTCCACCCTTCTACCGGTACTTCCGGCCAAGAAGGAGGATAGTAGAGTCAAGTTTATTCGCTTCATCATGGAAGCTAAGGTACCACAGCGTCTACCAGATGCTAAAGGAGGGTACTTTGATGCTAATAAGTATAACGACAAGGCTATGTTTAAGTTCCAGGAGATGATGAAGCAAGGGATAGACTATGATCTACTCGTTAAGGCTACTATACTGTACTACAAGTCAGCAAGTAGCTTTAAAAAGAAGATAGCTAACTATATCCTTGATGGTGACTGGTTCACTGACTATGAGATGTTACGGCTATCAGCAGAAGCTGGTGAAGAGAAACTAAAGAAACATATCAAAGACGAACTTAATGGCGGACAACATTCTCCCTACGGGTACTGATTGGAACAACTGGCAACAGCAGCCAGGAAACAGCTTTGTCTATATGTATCAGGCCGGACGAAGAGGCAGGAACTATGGACGAGGCAATGGTTTAACCCACATAAACAAGTATTTGTATGGCACTCATAGAGCAAGGTACTACCTTGTCGGAGCTGATAGCGGTGTTGGAAAGACAACCATCAGTGACTTTATGTTTATCCTCAAAGCATATGAAGAAGCAAAAAGAACTAATAAGCGTTTTAAGTGCTTCTACTGTAGCTTTGAGATCAGTAAGCCTATTAAGGTCGCCCGTTGGATCAGCTATTACGTGTTCGTTAAGCATGGAGAACGGCTACCACCTGACTATATTCTCGGAAGAATCGAGGGTCATAGAGTATCAGATATACACGATACTATGGTTAGAGAAGCCTTCGAGGTGGTGGAGGATATGTTCAAGTATATCGATTTTCTGGACGTTACTCAAACGCCGGGCTACATCTTTGATAGCATTGTGCATGGATACTTTGCCTACCACGGTAAGGTGGAATGGACTAAGGTCAGTGACGAAGATGCCAAGCGGGGAATAACCCCCAATGTAAAGGGATTTACTCCTAATAACCCAGAACTGTTCAATGATACAATGGTGATGCTGTATATAGACCACGCAGCTCTAGCTGATGAGGAACCAGGACTCTTTGGTAATCTGAAGAAGAATCTGGACCTCTTGAGTAAGAAGTGCGTGATCTTGCGGGATAAGTTCATGATGACCATTATCTTTATTCAGCAGTTCTCAACAGACCTGTTAGAAGCAGGTAGGCAGTTAGCAGTAAGAAAGACCTTTACAGCTATATCTCCAACCCGTCAGGACTTGGGTGATTCCAAGGCAACATTCCGGGATGCAGACACTGTAATAGGTTTTATTGCACCTGGAAAAGACTTGCCAGATTGGGAAGGATATGATCTATCACCGTCAGCATTTGGCACGTATCTTGTGATAGGGTTTATTATGAAGAACAGGGGACCGGCTAACAAGATAGTCCCTCTTCTCTTAGACCCTATAACTGGATATGTGTATGATGCACCTTACCCCTATAATCCAATAGCCGGAGAACCATTAGAAGAAAAAGTACAACAAATACACGAAACATGGCGTCTATACTCCCCACGACCAAGCTCCCACCGACCAGAATAAATCCGAAGGTGCTGCTCATGTACGGTGATCCAAAGGTAGGTAAGACCACCTTGATCAACGAACTGGAAAGCTGTCTCCTTTGTGATATTGAGGAAGGTGCGACATCGATTGAGTCTATGCGAGTTCCATTGAAGTCTATCTTAGAGAATATGCCTATCTTCAAACCCAAGCTAATAGCAAATACTGATACTTGGGTGAATGATGAGGTAGGTTCTGTTAAGAAGACCGTTTTCAATGAGGACAAGCAGCTAACATCCATTTCATTGGAAGCTATATTCGCTGATATACTGCAACAAGGGCAGGATCAGGTAGCAGCAGGCATTAAGAAACCTCAATTCCCATATAAGCGTATCGCTTTTGATACTATTGACAAGTTCCAGGACTTATGTGAAATAAGCGCAACTGTCAAGTATAAAAGGAGTGTGCTTGGGAAGGGATTCTTTGGTGGCTCTGTGCTTGAGCTGCCTAAAGGAGCTGGGCATTGGTGGCTTAGAACCGAAGTCATAGAAAGGTTGGACCAGATGAAGTCAGTATGTGAGACACTGATCTTAGTTGGTCACACCAAGGATAGTGTTATTAATAAAGGTGGTGTGGATATGACTCAGAAAGGCATATCCCTAACCGGACAATTAGCATCTATCATCTTTGCGTATTCGGATTTTATCACTTACCTGTACCGTGAACCGGGTAAGAAGGCCCTTATGGCCACCTTAGAGCCTGCGGAGGGGTCAGTCATGGGTACACGCGACTTCCCACATCTGCGGCCACTCATAGGGACAAGGTTCGAGTTCGCCTGGGACAAGATTCTAGTCAACAAGCCTGCTTAATACTTGGTAGTACCGTTTTTACTTCGTACCTTAGATGTCTAAACACAACAATTATGAGTTTCTTATCTTTTTTAAGCGAAGCACAAGTAGAAGATGTAAAAGTGCGTAAAGGTGGTGGCGGGGGTGCAAGGAAACCCTGGAACCCCGATGAAGAGTCATTAGCTATCCGTGTATGGAAAGACGGCTCCGTTTATCCTAGCAAGGCCCTGGTAGCCCGGTTCGATCTGGAATACCCCGATGTAACGATCACCAAAGGAGAACTTTGGCCTTACAGCGAGGAATACAAGAAAGAATACGAAGCCAAGCAAGCAGCCCTGCCCGAGGATCAGCGCAAGCCCCTGGCTGACCGCTACAAGCCCAGCCTGTATGAACCGATCAGCGGCAAGCCCGGCAATGGCTTTGACGTGATTGACTCCCGCCATTGGGGCAGTTATAAAGGAGCCGGTAACATGCTCTTTATCGCCCCTGTAGGCAAGGATCAGACCAAGGTGGACCTGTTCGGCGGTACCAAGTATACCGAAGACGGTAAGCCCATGTCTAGCGTTATGGACCAGGGGTCTAAGACCTATGGCGAGGAAATGCTGGATTCTCTGAAGGCTGTATACGGTATCGAATTGACCGATGAAAAGCCTTACGTGGACCTGCTGATCATCGATGAGATCGAGGACGGCGGTACCATTATCAACATCAACGAACGTTTCTCCAAACCGGTAGCTCTGTTCCCCAAGACAGTGAAGAGGGGTAAAGAAGCCGGTAAACCTGACACTGAGCGCCGGGAGAATGCAGTAGTATACGCACTGCTCCCCGCCGACATGATGCAGGCCGCTCCTGATGGCAAAGAAGAAGCCAAGGAGGAAGCAAACGCTACTGTATAACCAGGGGCGAACAACACAACAATAAGACTAAGCCGGGGTGCTAAACTCCGGCTTCTCTTTCTACTGTAGTTATTAAATCTCACAACATATGGCTATTAAGATTGGCATTAACGAAAACATCTTTATTGCAGGTGCAGAGTATATACCGGCTACTGACAAATTGAGTGCATCTGTAAAGATCATTCTTGAAGAGTCAGGGGTCACAAAGTACGCTAATGCCTTCGAAAGGATGAATGCCGATGAAGCTGTTGAATCCCTACCGACAAGGGAACTCATCATCTTCTCGCCCAGTAACCCCCTCGATAAAGATGGCAGGGGTAATGTTCGTACCGAAGAACAAAAGGCTAACCTTGTACAAGGTGACATTAACTCCACCAAGGCAATTCTGTTGCACTTGTTAACGGGTTATATGACCTCCAAGGAAGCAAGGTTGGAATTGTTTGAAGGTATTGACATCAATGCCACCAACTACAACAGCCAGATCATCAAACCACCAATTGCTCAAGCCATATTTAAGAATATGGTGGACCAATTCATCACGAAGATGAAGCCGTTCTTTGGTGATTCTACTAAGCTGTTCCGTGTACTGCTGGTTCGCCAGGATGCAGCCAAGCCATTCCCGACATTTAGGAAGCGTCATATTGACGAGAATCCTTTCTACGAACCTATGGAAGTAACCAAGGAGCAAAGCAAGCTCATGTTTACGCCATATGAGATCGACAATGGCCTGGATAATGATCTCCCCGTTAAGAAGAAGACTGCTGATGATCCATCCAAGCAGGGTAACGGAGGAGCAGCACCTTTAACCGCAGAGACCGTGTTCAATTAATGGACTATTTGCTGTTCAATGAAACCGACATATTAGAGCGTGTAGACGAATACACGCTCTATTGTCATTATCTAGGGTATGAGGTAGTTATAGGAGCCAAGTACCCGTGTCCCGATGGAATAAGAATCTCCAACGGTAAACCACTAGACAATAATCCATCATTTGGTGTATTCGAGCGCAAGAAGGGTGGTAATATGCCTCATGAGTTCCTATGGAAGGATCAATCCTATGGTTACGTAGGAGATATATTCGACCTCGTTCAACGTTGCAATACTCTCCCCACAAGGCGTGAAGCCATCCAACTAATAGCCGCAGAGTTCGGCTTTGGTGGAGAGTTCAAAGGCCGCAAGGCAATCCCCAACCGTACCAGGAAGTACCTGGATCATATCAAGATCAGTATTAAATCAAAGCCCTGGACTACAAGAGACCTCTTATTCTGGGATAGGGGTAATATCTCGCAGAAGATACTGACAGGATATTACACCTATGTACTACAATGCTACTGGATGACAGAAGGTCAGGTAGTTCCAGAAGTACCCAAGTCAATGTCATTTGCTTACCGTATCTTCGACCGCTATCAGCTTTACTTCCCCTACATCAAGGACCGCGAATACCGATTCAGAACAGACTGGACGGAGGCATGTGTTCCTGGATGGCATCAGTTAAGTAAAGGTGATCTCGATCTATGCATTATCACAAAGTCTATGAAGGATGTTATGTGTTTAAGGTCCTTCGGTTATGAGGCTATAGCCTGCCGGTCGGAGAATATTCTCCTACCCAAGGAGTGTATCGCAGCCCTAAAGAAGAAGGCTAAGAGAATCTTAGTCCTATTCGATAATGATGGAAAGCACAAAGGAGATGAGTACGAGTTCGATAAGATATACGTACCTCGCCTAATTGATACAGATAAAGACCCATTTGACTATTGTGATAATCATGGAGAGTTTGAGTGCAAGAAGATGCTCAAGTCAATCATCTATGGATATTAAGAGCTATTACCACATCTCAATCAAGCTGTGGGAAGTACACTACTCCATAATTAACGGACTACCATTAAGGACATTTACAATACTTGAAATAAAGTATCAGTTCAACAAGGAACAGAGAGAGGCAAATAGTAGAGCCTTATTCTATTTTAATCAACCTCCTGCTATGGTAGAAGGTAGAGTATGTAGGGTAATGAAACTATTGTTCATCAATCATCCTTTCATATGGTTCGTTCGTATACGCGCCAGGAGTTAGAAGATGCCTTTACTAAGAAGTACAAGGGCAAGATATGCTCATTCTCCTATCCAGGTAGGGAGGTTGTCAATGGTATGGTAAATGAAGTGGCATTCGATCATAATGGTCATTTAATCCTTGACATCGGGAGCAGGCGTTACTCAGTAAGCCTGGAATCAGTAAACACAGTTGTTAAAGTACTAAGACAATAATCATGGCAACACAAGACAAAGTAGTAGACGGCAATCGTATTCCTATCGATGCCGGAGTAATGGTAACTATGCCCATCGGTACCTATAAGTCCCTTGAGGAACTATACGGTAAGGCAGACAATTACCTAAAGCATGTCCAGGAACACGAAGTTAACCTGGCTGCAAGAGACAAGCAGATCGTTGACCTTCAGGCTCAGATAGCCGAGAAAGACAGCCGTATCGCTAAGTTAGAGACGGACGTTACCGATCTGACAGATCAACTCACCAACGCTCTCTCTGGTACTTCCAAGAAAGCCAGCAGAAAAAAGTCCGACAAGGAAGTGAAAGAACCAGAAAAACCTTCTAAGAGAACTAAATAAGCTATATGGCTATACATAACCAGCAGGAGGTTTCGGCAGGAGGTGGTGTTAAGAAAGGAATCGAAGCCTCTTCCATGAAGATGATCCTGGATAACCTCCAAAAGTATCAGTATCAGTTTCCGGTAGCAAGTACAGTAAGAGAGTTAATCTCCAATGCTGTAGACTCTGTAGCCGAGAGAGAGGTAGCCAGGAAGATACTTAGTGGGGAGGGTAAGATAGAGGATTTCTATGTCGAACGTGAGGGAGAAGAGTTCCAGGACTCCAAGTTCGATGCCTCCTACTACGATCTCCAATGGTTATCTGACAAGACATCCGTTAACATAACCTATATTGTAGGGACAGCAAGTGAGAGGGATAAGGTTATAATAGTGGACGAAGGTGTAGGGTTAGGAGGCCATAGATTGGAGAAGTACTTTAGCTTAGGCTATAGTACCAAGCGGCTATCCAAAGTACTCTTGGGTAAGTTTGGGATAGGGGGTAAAGCCGCTCTATCTACTGGCGAGCAGTATTACACAGTGGAGAGTAGATATAATGGTCGGCTATACCGATTCAATGTCTACTCTCACACCTTTGATTCGCTTATTCCTGCCATGAACATCGACACAGGGCAGGAGAACCAATTCATTCTATTTAATGAAGGTACACCAGATGAGTATAAGGTCTATTGGGAACCAACTATGGACAAGAATGGCGTTAAAGTCATTATTAGTGCCAAGAAGATTCACCAGAAGCCTTATCTCAATGCAGTGAAGTCTCAGCTACTCTATTTCAACAACGTAGAGTTTATGCTGATCGAGAACCAACTGCCACAGGTGATAGACTTCAAGGCCAATATACTGTATGAGGATGAGTATATCATCTTATCTGATAATCAGTATTGGTCTCAACCTCACTTACTCCTCAATCGGGTTAATTATGGTTATATCAACTTCGAGGAGTTGGAAATGGAACCCAAGAAGGGTAACATTGGTATCAAGATAGCTCCTGAAGATGTGGACATCAATCCATCTAGGGAGTCTATTATATGGAGTGATATGACCAAGCGGATGGTAATGGATAGGTTTGCTAAGGTCGTGGAGATAGCCTCACGGTTCATACAGGAGGAACTACAGGAAGAGGATTATGTAGCATGGTTAAGAGCTTGCTATAATATCTCTGGTCGTGGTTTACAGTCTGATGACACTATAGTAGGTAGATTAGCCAAGATCGTAGACCTATCCGATGTCAAGCCAAGTTTCCTACCGGAACCTAAGCTGAAGTTTTCTCAAACGAAGGTACTCAACGGACTATATGTTCGTGAAGTCGAAGTAAAGAAGAAGGTCGTAGCCAATCGCAGGCAATTCATTGTAGACAGAGCAGAACGTAAAACGTTTAGTCACGGTATCATTAATCTACCCATCTTCTTAATGAGGAAGGGAGAACGTGCTAATAACAGGAAAGACAAGTACCTATACCAGGAGTATGAGTGTCCATTTCTATTAGTAATGGAGCCATTAACTACTGGACTGGACTTAGGTGCAGCAGGCATGAGTGAGGAAACAGCCAATGCACTACTAGCAGATATTAACAAAGAGGGAAGGGAATTACTCAATCTCTCCTGGGAGTATCTGACCAAGAGTGCCTCTGTGACATGGTATGAGGAAGTGGAAGTACCGGAAGATTTCACCGGTACTGATAATGCCATCGACGAAGAGGACGTGGTTGATCCTGTCCTGGCGGCTGAAAAAGAGAAAGAAGAACGGGTCCGGCAGGCGCGGGAAGAGGCAATCGCCAAAGCGCAACAGGCCCGTATATCCGCCGCAGAACGCCGTAAAGCACAGGGTAAAATCCTGATCTATACGCCCCGTGCGGTTCGGGTTAGCTCCTTCATCGGTACGGAAGCCGAACCACAGAAGGTATATGACTGGCAGAAGGTGGAGATCAACATCAACGAGATGAATGATTGGGATGCAGAGGAGATATACCATGCAGCAGGTCCTGAACAGGATCAGTTGATGCACTTGGCCGCTATGATCACTCGTGATCCGGAGCCAAGGAATAGCATAGGTAATCCTGTGAGACGTACCTCTTTAATAGATGACCACGGTGTGGCCAAGATTTCCTTAGCAGCATGGATGGCTGGATTCAAGAAGGAGAAAGATGCTGTAAGGAAGCTCATTGACCAACATCATGTTAAGGAGTGGGATGCTATGAACTGCCAGCACTTCTATGGTACTAATCAGGTAATGCTTGTCAAGACCAGCATAGCCAATACCAAGTATATGGGTGACTTCCAATCCATATATGAGTTCTTTTCTGTTATACGTAATAAAACCATCACCATGAGTAACATCCTCATTCAGTGGAATACTGCCAGAATCATTAAGCAGAAGCTCCCTTTAATGAGCTTCCTATGGAACTTCGATACATTTAATCCTGAGTATGCACAGCTTTATAAGATGCTCTGCGACTATGTAGATCAACACTACAGAGAAGTAGGCGACTATAAAGACAAACACTTCTTTGGATTAGATCGTAGTGCCTATAAAGACCTTATAAGTCACTTGGATAAGGTACAGCAGTTCCAAGAGTTCGTGGCGACCAATCCTACCGAGCAGGAGGTATCGGAGATGGCTAAGTATATGTTCGGTAATGGTAGCCTCACAGACGGACAGGCAGTTAATCCACAAATGATGAAAATCATGACGGCTGTGATGGATTTCGTCCAGGCTGTAGGGCCTATGCTGAACTATATGCCTATACTCACTGGTGGTTTATTACCTAACACAGAATATAAGAAGGGTGACTACCGTGAAAAGAATCGTATACCTATGGAGTTCGAACAGGAGGTGAAAGCCTTCCTGGAAGTCAAGGGTGTGCTCAACTACAATGATCAGACCTTGCAAGAGTTCGAGACACAGTTGCAAGGTCATGAGCCGGAAGAGATACGACCTCCGGAAAAAGCTGTCTTGATCACAGGGAATACTGACCTGGAACGTAATGAAGAGACAGGCGTAGAGCAGGTCTATCAGGCCAAGCCTAGCCAACCAGGAGACCTTAGTATACCTGATGATCAGGCAATATATCAACAGTTCTAAAACAAGCACCATGATAGATAATGTAATTAAAGTCAACCGTCATGGAGACCTGATCTCTGGATCGGTGAATGGTGTTCCGTTTAGTGTCACGTACTCTGAGAAGAAGTGGCAACTCATGAAGGAGCTGGAAGAAAAGGCCAAGAACGCTAAGACGATACAGGAACTACAATACTATGTAGCTGAGTTCAATGTCTTAACGAAGGAGGACTATGGCGACTTTGTGGAGACCCGCTGTCCGTTTATTAAGGTGAATAAGGACAACAACCGGTTCTATCTACAGTATGAAGGTGTTATTTCTAACAGAGCTATGCCAAATAGCTTTGCTCAGAAGATCATCAAGGCAGTGGATAAGGACCTGGATGTATTACCCATTGTAAAGAATTGGGTAAGGTTCTTGCATAATCCTAACTATACGGATACCAAGGCTCAGAAGTATGCTGACTATATTAGTGCTCCGTATACCAATTATTCCCAGGTAAGAGAGCTTACTAATAACCGTGGTCTTAATGAGGTCATGGCTATTGAGTTCTCTACCACATCCCAAGTCGCTATGACATTGGAGGGTCTGCTGGTCTGTTATAAGGCCAGTGATGAGATCACCAATCGTTTCAGGGATAAGAGTCTTCCACCTATACCACCACCCGTACGTCTTATCATGGATAAGGATACCAACTTGGTGAAGTATGATGATACCAAGTATGCAGAACATCGAATCTTCGAGCCTGCGGTACAACATCAGAGTGGAGATGCCTTCTATTGCGGTAACTATCTTGGCCATATCATTAAGGTAGGTCAAGTACACAGACTACCATCTTGGTCTAATGTGGACTGTAATGATAGTCGATCTGGTGCTCCTGGATTGCATGTAGGAGGATTAAGATATATTCGTGGGTATCAGGGTTCTGGTACTGTCACACATAACGTCTTGGTCGATCCCATGCATATAGGAGCTATTGTGGGACTTGGTGACGGGAATGATGGAGCCATGCGCGTGTTACAATACTTCGTACTCAATGCATTCGATGGGGTGAATAGCCAGTTGTATAACTCAAGCCGCTATGCACAGCTTACTGATGTCGAGTATGGAGCTATGATCAAACGTGCCACCAATTTGTAGTTTTGGTTTTCAATTATAACGAATATGAAAAACCAAGCGGGATATGTCTATATCCTGCTTTTTCCTTAAATTGTAATTATGGAAACTAACAACAAATTGGGAGAGTTACAGGACCCACCTAGAAAAGGTAGAGGCCCTTCCCGCAACAAGAACGCAGGCCATAGTTACGAGAGGGATATAAGAGACATCTTCCGTAACCTTGGATTCCCGTATGTAGTCACTTCTCGATCAGAAAGTCGTAGTCGTGATAACCAGCAGATCGACCTAATCAACCATGACGAACATATTAATGGTAGGTTCCCGTATAATATCCAGTGTAAAGCTGTATCTGATACGATTAACTACCATAATATATTAGCGGGGTGTGAGAAGGTCACAACAATCAAGAGAGGCAAACGAGCAGGGGAGAAAGTCACCAAGACGGTAGAACCCATGCCAAAAGTAGCGGGTGTAATCAATGTGATCATCCACAAGATGACCAAGAAGGTCATCCAAACTGCTACTCGTGGAGGTCAGGTAGTGGAGGAAGAGGTGTTCCTTCCCATTGGCTACTATGCCATCATGCACAAAAAGGATTTCCTTCAAATCGTAGCAGAGCGACAGGAGCTTGCGAAACTAACTGCTGAGTACAAAGAGTTAGAACGGAAGTACCAAGAGCTGTGTCTGCGGCAAAATGATACCAATGGTAGCAATCATTGATGGGGATTATATGCAGTATATCATCGGGAATAACTTCAAGGACATTTCCGAGGTATCAAAGGAGGCGGTGGATCAGATCGAGGACATGGTATTCAGTTTCCTACAGTTGATATGTACAACGGTGGGCGCTGATAAGTATGTACTGGCAGTGAGTGATCCTACCAGGATATATTTCCGGAATGCTCTCTATCGGTATAAGCCATACAAAGGAGGCCGGAAGGATGAGGATTGGTTTGTACTCTGGAGGCCGTACATCTTAGGGGCTATGGGCAAACATGGCGCACAGTCTATAGCCTATATCGAAGCAGATGATATACTCTGTTATCTAGCCGAGAGGTATAATAAAATAGGTGAAGAGTATGTGATCTGTTCACCAGACAAGGACCTGCGGCAGATACCAGGAGCACACTTCGACTACTCCAAGAAGCCTGCCGGGGAGGGATTCAAGCCAGAGAATCCTATCATAGTAGTAACTGGCCATGAAGCTACTCGCTTCTTCTATCAGCAACTTATCATGGGTGATAGCTCAGATAATATCGCTGGTATACCCAAGATGGGAGAAGTGAAGGCCAAGAAGTTCCTAGATGCTGTAGAGGACTCTATGTTCTATCATAGGGATATTCTGCAACTGTACTGTGAGACCTTCGGTCCTTTCTATGGTCCTATTATATTCGAAGAGACCTGGCAGACCATAAAGTTACTCGACACCCTCCATCCTAAGTTCCCTGACTTCCAGCAATCATTGCGGTTGGTGAATGCACAGGTATGGAGAGGGCGTATGAGTGAGACTGTGTTCGGAGAGTAGATGCTAAATCCGTTATATGTCGTTCATGGATCAATTAAGGGAGCACAATCTATGTACCTACTTTGTACTTCCTTTACTAAGACTGAACAAGTTTAGCTTCATCAGCTCAAACTTCGTCAATTCCTACCTGAGTAAGGATGGCAGATGCATTATAGTCGAGGTCTATGATGCACTACTTCCGTCACGGGAAGTGTTTACCCATCCAGGCTACCAGGGTACGGCTATGAAAGATAATATGTACTTCCTGGTCTTTACTACGCCTCAAGTTCGACACCGTGATGTATCTGCCTTTATGAAAGGTAAATACTCTAAGATGTCAAATAGTAGTAAGGAACTCATTTACGAACTTAGCGGCCTTGACTATAAGAAGCCAATAGAAGGTAAGTCCCTCAAGACAACAGATGGACGACTCCTGGCTCTTACTCGCCACGAAGAACTGAGGAAAGCATATGAGCGGGAACTGGACCTTGAAGATGGATTGAGCCCCGATGATGAGTTATTAGACCCTCCGGACGAGCGTACCTTCATCGATTTGAAGGACCTACAGTTAATAGATAAGCCCAGACCATGACGGCCTGGGCTTTTTCTTTGTGTGATGCCTATTTAATGCTTGAGTTGCTTACCTTCTACACCTTTCCTCTTTCTAAGCTCTGTACGACGATTAAGCCATAATAGAGCTTGTTCCAAATTGGTTATTGCTAGAGCATTCTCCCGACATGGAAACTTTGCTTGTAGGTAATTCAAACGATGGAGAAGCATCTCTATTACTTCCTCATTTGTAGTACCATTAGCTACTGTTTGCAACTCTCCCTCAGTACCTATCGGTACTTTCTGAATAAACTGTATACGCTGATTACCTGTATCATCATTGGTATCTTCAAACATATCCAGTTCATATAAATGTCCTTCTACTAACTCTTTCATATACTTGTGTGTTGTTTAGAAAAAAGATTCATCTCCTGCTGCCTTCCACTTCCCCTTAGGACATTCATTGGATGCTCCTGCTGTCTTACCTACTAAGGGACATCCACAGGCACCACAACTATACTGTCCGTCCGGTTCATTGGTGATCAAACTAACTATTACCTTACCGGCAGCATTGATCATAACCTTATACTCACATCCATCACATATCTCAAGACGCTTGGCCATGAGTTGCTTGGTATAAGGTGATCCTTTAAGGTAAGCGTACCAACTCTGTGCTATTTGGATCAGGTTCATTTGATAGCTACAATAAGAGCAAATACTACAGTTAACGCAGCCTCTCCCAGGTATACGGTCTTCTGATCCAGACCAAAGGTCTTCTCGATAGAGTTAATGACCTCATCCGTCTTACTGTTGGGGTCGGAAGTACCGGTAGAAGGGGTGGTGTTGAGAGCCGGGGACTTGTAATCCCACGGTAAGCCACGGAGCAAAGAGAGGATGATGTTAAAGGCCAAGGCTCTCCAACACCATGCCATAGCTATGATCCAGAAGATGTCCCATACAGATAACTTGTGGATGGTTACAAAGAGCACAGCCAGTACCAAGGCAATACCTGTGTATATCTCTGCATTGAGAGTATGGTTCGGCTGCTTGTTGAGTACCTTGATCGTGTGTTTGTCGATAGTAGCATTTACTGCACACGCTAACAATAAGATGCCTAAGATTTCTAGTACTTGTATCATGATTAATAGTGTTTAGGTTCTGTTGTCCAATATTGATCCAGATTGGGAGAAGAGATATACTCCTTCTTAGTGATCTCCCGGTCACTGTTCCATTTGTCCCAAGAGAAGGAGATACCCATAAGAGCAAAGAAGATGAGGGGTATAAGCACCCAAGCAAGTACGCTCTTATCATTAGGGTCTTTGGTACCTTGCTGGAACTTATAGATAGACCATGCTAATCCTCCTATAGTGCCTATCAGCCCTATAAAGAAGAGTATTCTTGATCCATCTGTAGCTCCTTTAGCCCATGCTTGGCCCCAGGTACGAGCTACTATATAGATAGAGTCATGTTTCTCCCAGGAGTTGGGATCATTGGGTGGGGCAATAAGTACATACGTATGGTCAGCGTCAGTTGCTGTATCTCCTTGATGTACCCAGGTGAAGTCCTCACTGATCTGCCGAGCTTTAATCTCATTCTTGATACCCGTGCTCTGACACGAAGCAAGGAGCACAATGGCTCCTACGGCGATTAATAGTTTCATGGTTGTGTGTGTGTGTTTAAAAATGAATCTTCCAATACATGCTGGCCTTGTAGAACATACCATCTGGTGTGGCATAAGCTCCAATACCGTATACTTTGTCCTGTTTCGTCTTCAGAAGTACGTCAGGACCAAAGCCGACCCTTCTACCGGTACTTCCCAAAGATGCTCCAAGGTACAATTGCGTCTTCGGTTGTACAACCTCTGTGGTGGTTATTGCTGTTGGTATGTGCCAGTTAGCTATAATACCACGTCCAGTTATATTGTTCCGCTGAACTGTATCCTTTATGAAGAAGTCACCATACTTAGATCGTTCTGTGTCACTATACACCCATACAGCATGATAAGCGCGGTATATGCTATCACACAGCATACTATTAAGATAGTCTATAGTATGCACTGTGTCATGAATAGCTGTCAATATCTCATGGGGGATATGCTGTGTATGGCTGATAACCTCACCTTGTTTGTATACCGTATCGGAATGACGGTCATAGATTGTGTCATGCTTAACAACGATCTGAGGTTGTGGGCATTTGGTACCACCGATACAGCCTTCTCGATAGAGCACAATGACTCCTATCAGGATGGCTATGATGGGCAGGGTTATGCTATTGAGGTTGAGATTCATCTGCTTTCTTGTTGACGTTAGGTAATTCCGGTACGTCCTTGCAAGTCAGCTTAGATAAGCAGAAGATACAGAACCCGGCTGCAATGAAATAACCACCATAGGTGGCTATCCAAGTTGGCCAGTGTATCCTTTCCATTATCTTAGTGGGTATGATGATCTCAGGTACTACAGCCGTGAATCCACAGCTCATAAATCCTACTCCCCACTGCTTGAACTTGTTAAAGAGTTCCGGACTCTCTGCATTCCATCTATCCTTGAGATGGATTAGCATTTCTAAAGTGCTCATATTATCTGATTTAGGGGTGACTTCCTTTGTTTTCCATCGAGCTTTGAGCTTCTTGATCAGCCCATTCACTTCTCCTAGCGTACGGATACCATTATATATTACTGTACTGAATCCGGCAATAGTACCTAGCACCTCCATGAAGTGCTTATAGTCTACGGATGCTGTGTGTACATTGACCTGATTAAAGAAATACGTAATGCCTAATAGGATACAGCTCCGTGTATCGACGGGTATCTTATTCATGGGTTCAGGGGTGAAGGGGTTACGTAAATATAGGGAAAAATATTTAGTATTTCGGCCCTGTTATTGTCGTATGGATAGGGAAATAGAGGCTATTGATAATAAGAGGTTGTATAAGCTGGAATGCTCCTATGTCAATGCCTTGTCCCTTACCTAATGGTCCTCGACCCTGAGTAGGATATGGATTGTGAAAATAATCCTGGTCTGTTATACCTGGTGCTCCTATAGGTAGGTTAGTACCTATACCTTGGTTATACAATGTTCCATTTAATACAGGTTTCCAAGATACCGAATCACTATACCAAT